GTCGGCCCCAAAATATGGCATAAATACAGGGTTTTGCCATAAAAAACGTTTAAAAATGGCTAATTAAATGTATTTGACCGTTTATGCTAATGTGTACCTATGCCCTGTAAAGTATCTCTGAAGGCCCTTACAATACCCCATAAAGTGTCTCAGGAGTCGTTATCTTAGTCCGTAATCTATCAGGCCTTTGCCACATTGTCAACCCCCAAATCGTGTCAAATCAGTAAGTCTTATCTGTCATAAATCTCCGAGTCCTCAGAAACATATAACAGGCCCTTATATTTCGCCATTATTGTTAGTAACCTCCAAAGGTCTCATGTAGTATGAACAAGTACAATCTCCACGGCTACGACACTCGAAAGCAAATGCGCCAGTGCCTTTGTTATCTCAGAGACACCGAGGCAGAGGCCATTGAAATCTGCCAACAATTGAACCCATTCTTTATAGTTAATGAGGTGACAGTTGATATCAATTGGAACGGTGATAAGGAGGTGCCTCGTATACAGTCACTGATCTGAATGTATAGGGCTGATGGTATAGGGAGACCTATGCGAACTTAAGACCCTATGTAACACTAACCCCAGTTCAAATAAACGAACCAATGCCTGCTCCCCTTGCCGTCCTAGCATCCACTGGAATCATGTTCACCGCCATATGGGCGATCTGTAAGGTCTTCAATTTGAACCCATCCCGTGAGGGGAACTATTGGCAAGGATGGGTTAGTGGCTTTGTTGTTGGCGATAATGACGATATCTAACACTAACTACAGTCCTGAGTAAGACTTATAAACTGCTCACACATACACACACTAATTAACACAAACTCTCATGTCCCGTTCTGTACTCATTGGTCTGCTTCGTAAGGGCAAGACAGGTAATGAAGTCCTGGCTATCTTGGACGCCATTTGTAACAACGAAGAACCACAGATTGAGAAGACCTATGGTACACTCGAACCGCTCACATTCTGAGAGGTAGGAGTGGCTAACTCATAGGACAGTTAGCTACACTTAGTGGGGTCACAGTTACTGATACATTGTGGCCCTACAGTTCTTGACACTTAGAGGGCAAATATGGTATACTGACAGTGTGGCTAATTCGACAGTATTTTGGGTGGGTTTATAATATTGCGATCCGCGCAAAGGCCCCCCCTTATAAGAAATCGCTAAGTCCCTAACCTACAAAGGTCCCCAAACGGCAGTATGCATAAACGCCACAAGTATTTGCGCGATTAAAAAAAATTTCTATATAAAAAAATTCGTCCTATAAGATTTTCCATATGGCCCCCATCGAAGATTCGAAGATTTATCATATCTACTTGAAGAACGAATGTGTACTTCATAGTTTGTCAGAGGAAAATTTTAAGAGTAGTTGGGAGACCCTACAGAATCTAGTAGGGCTTGTGAAGACTGACTATCAAGCTGAGGATCTCTCCTATGAAGTAGTGGATGTACTACAGGATAGAGGGGATATCAGTAATCTGTCAGATACCTCACAGTAGTTGACTAACGACTACATACTTGGTATAATAATTATTGAAATGGAGTGATTCTAATTCATGGCAAAAGGTTTTACAGTAAAGGCTTCAACACCAAAGAAAAAAGATAAAGGTCCTGAGTGGGACTACGAAGCCATTAAAGAACGGATGAGGGGCAAAGCGATTGTCTTCTGTCTACCTGGAAGGGGATGTTCATATGCTTTTATGAAGAACTTTGTACAATTGTGTTTTGACCTTGTACAAAACCAGATGAGTATTCAGATCAGTCAGGACTACTCGTCTATGGTGAACTTCGCACGTTGTAAGTGTCTCGGCGCCAATGTACTGAGAGGGCCTGACCAGATTCCTTGGGATGGCAAACTTCAGTATGATTATCAGTTGTGGATTGACTCTGATATTATTTTTAACACGGAGAAGTTCTGGCAGCTGTGCGACCTCGCGTTAAACTCTGAGGGAGAAGAGAAGGAAATTGTTGCTGGATGGTATTCGACCGAAGACGGGCGGACAACCTCTGTTGCACATTGGCTTGAGGAAGATGACTTCAGGAACAATGGTGGTGTGATGAATCATGAGATGGTTGATGGTATTCAGAAACGTAAGAAGCCATTTACTGTTGACTACACTGGTTTTGGGTGGGTGATGATTCAGAATGGTGTCTTTGAATCAGAGAAGATGAAGTATCCATGGTTTGCACCGAAGATGCAAGTATTTGAATCTGGTGCTGTTCAAGATATGTGTGGTGAGGACGTTTCGTTCTGTCTGGATGCAATTGACGCAGGATATAAGATCTGGTGTGATCCACGGATTCGTGTTGGTCACGAAAAGACCCGAGTGATTTGATATAAGAAGGAGGTTGACAGACCTCCTTTTTTTGTGTATAGTAAAAACAAGTTAACAAGGAACTATGGCAAAACTCAAAAAATCTTTGACTGGTCAGACGATGATCGACTCGATTCCGAAAAAGACTCGTCAGGGTATGGGTAAACACACGAAACTTGCTGCATCTTCTGCTAATAAGAAGAAGAAGCGTTATCGTGGTCAAGGAAGGTAAATAGAAGCGTTACGACAACACCCATAAAAATGGCAATTCAACACTCAAAATCTATTGAAAGTCTTCAAGTATTAAATTCAGGAAGTAATGATATTGTTTGTAAAGTAAAGGTGATATTTACTTCTTATGATGATTCTGATCAGGCAGGAACGACAATTGAAAGTGATGAGAGATTTGATATTAATACTGATGGAGTTTCTAATACTGATTCAGGATTCGTTGCCTTTGCAGATTTAACAGAGTCTACTATATTTGGTTGGATCTCAAATTTATCTGATATGGAAACCCGTTTTCAAACAAATCATACTTCTTGGATTAATAGTGTTCTTAATCCACCTACTCCACCTTCGGTAAATAGAGCAAATCCTTGGTAAATAGAAACAGTTACATTAGTTTATAATGGCTGCATTAATTTGTAACCTTCCTTCGGTTGAAGTATGGGTAAGAAAAGAATATCTAACTGATCATCAATCTGGTCATGGTGAGTTCGTGAAAGGCGTCTGGGTGTCGTGTAAGTCGATACCTGGGCGCACTTTTTATTTTGAGACATACTTACCAGAGTATGCTGCAATGTATGACAAATTACCTATCAGTGCCTTCGTAAGCAGTCCTGAAACCCCTTCACCTGATATGAACCTACCTAACCTCCAATTCTGGAATTGTATGGATTATGGGGTTGTAGCAGTGACTAAACAATTCATTGGTAGTATGGACTATGAATTGTATACTAGAGACTACGGTATACAAAAAGGAACTTATATCTGTACTATCGACAACTATCATCAAGATCCAGAAGTAGTTGATTCTGCTACTAGTGAAAATCCTGCAGAACACAAATCACATAATTTAATTGAACTTGAAAATGGACAGTATGCATTGTATCCAAACAATAGAATGCGTATCTATGATAATAGTCTGACTCCTGTCGAACCTAAGATGCCTGACTTTAAGGTTTCAACTCAATACTATCAAGTAGAGAATGGATTCGAACGTTTAGGTATGGGTCGTGAAGATGAGTACTTTTGGAAAACTGCAAAGGAACGTGAAGACATTGATACCTGGCATTCACAAGAGGGAAGATATGCAGATCCGCAATAAATAATCAAAAAGAGTTATGGAAGATAAGAACTTTTTAAGAGAGATCAATCACGATCAAAAAACACCAAAGAACCAGAAGAAAGTCCGTCAAGATGGTTTCTATGAAGCGTCTGAAGCGGACTGGAAAGACTTCTGGGAAAATGAAGATAAAGCTGAAATTTTGACTGAGTAATTTGTCGGGATACCCCTATAAATAACCCTAGATTGTTGTAACATAGTTAAGTGCCTGTCCAAAGGATTAGTAAAGGGTTTAAGGACGTTAGTGCAACGTTCAAGATAAACCCTATGAATTACGACCTTATCACGATTAAGAACGAGACTGCTATTGCTCGTTCAATTCGTAATCTCATTTTTACGATTCCTGGTGAAAAACCATTTGAACCAAATATTGGTTCTAGGGTCACAGATCTGTTATTTGAAAATCTTGATGTTCTTACTGCTAGTTCAATTCAAACTGAAATTGAATCTACGATCGTAAATTATGAACCAAGAGTAGAATTAGTACAGGTAAGGGTAACACCTAATTATGATAATAATGAATTTGATTGTTATATCAAATATAATATTGTTGGAATCGAAGTTCCACAACAACAATTATCATTTGTATTACAACCGACTAGGTAAATGCCTCTAGTTAATTTTAGCAACTTAGATTTTGATCAGATCAAGGAGTCCATTAAGGACTATATTCGTGCGAATTCTAATTTCACGGATTACGATTTTGAGGGATCTAATCTAAGTACGATTATCGATACGTTAGCATACAATACGTATATTACCTCATATAATGCCAATATGGTATCTAATGAGGTATTCATCGATACTGCCACGCTCAGGGAGAACGTGGTGTCTCTGGCACGCAATATAGGGTACGTACCGAGGTCAAGAAAGAGTTCAAAGGCAAATGTATCTTTTGCTGTCGATGCATCTGGAACCACTGCTGTTGCTTTAACACTGAAAGCCGGTGCTGTATTGACATCAAGATCAGCACAATCAGATAAGAATAAGAACTATATCTTTTCAATACCTAGTGATGTCACCGTTCCTGTACAATCAGACGGTTTTGCACGTTTTACAATCGACGTATATGAGGGAACTTTCGTAACTCAGACGTTTACGGTCGATACTAGTGACCCACAACAGAAATTTATCCTACCAAACTCAGGTATTGACACTGATACTTTGTCTGTGATCGTTAAAGATACTGAACTTTCGACAGTTTCAAGAAAATTTGAACTTTTTGACAGTCTCTTTAACGTCACTAAGACCACAAGGTCTTACTTTATTCATGAAATTTCGCAGGAGAGGTATGAATTATTGTTCGGAGATGGAATTTTTGGCGTCAAACTTGATAATTCTAACTTTATTCAGGCAACATACATTATTTCCAACGGTACAGCCGCCAACAATATCAATAATTTCACTTATATCGGCAATATCGTAGACAATAATGGTGCAAGTGTGAGCCAAGGAGTTTCACTTGTATCAACAAATTCTGCTTCTGGTGGTGGAAAATCGATTGAAAGTGTTGAATCAATCAAAAAATATGCTCCAAAGATCTATTCATCACAAAATAGAGCAGTAACAGCAGCAGATTATGAGGCATTAGTCCCTCAAATCTACCCAGAAGCAGAATCTGTATCTGCTTTTGGAGGTGAAGACCTCACTCCACCCGAATTTGGTAAGGTTTTTATCAGTATTAAACCATACAACGGAACTACTTTGACAAGTGGTGTTAAACAAAACATCCAACAGAGTATAAAAAGGTTCACTGTTGCAGGAATTAGGCCAGAAATTGTTGATCTTAAGTATCTTTTAGTCGAAGCTAATGTTGAAACTTATTATGATACGAATAAAGCACCTTCTTCATCATTTGTTCAGAATTTGGTAACACAAAATATCACAAAATATTCAAATTCTTCGGAATTGAATCAATTCGGTGCAAGATTTAAGTACTCAAAATTTCAAAAAATAGTTGATGGTAGTAATGAATCGATAACGTCAAATATAACTTCGATAAATGTTCGAAGGGATATGCAAGTTAGACTGAATACCTTCGCAGAATATGAACTTTGCTTCGGAAATCGTTTTTATTTGAAAAATCATGGTCATTCACCAGTCTATCAAGGAAATTTAATTGGATATAATATCAAATCAAGTGGATTTACAGTGAGTGGTATTAGTGGAGTTGTGTATCTTGGTGATAAACCCACTGGAAATCTAGAAAAAGGTTCGTTGTTCCTTTTCAAATTAAATTCATCAACCGAACCGATCGTTGTAAAACAAAATGTCGGTACAATTGACTATAAAAAAGGTGAAATTAGATTAAACCCAATTAATGTGATTGGAACACAGGTCAATAGAAATTTTCCAATCATAGAAATATCGGCATGTCCTTTCTCAAATGATGTAATTGGTCTCCAAGATCTCTATCTACAATTGGATGTAAATAATACAACAGTGAGTGCTATACCTGACAATATTTCTTCAGGAAATGATGTCTCTGGTACGAACTATATTGTATCGTCAAGTTATGGTGTGAATAGTTTGGTAAGAGGAAATCCAATTGTTGCTGTTGATGTGGATCAACAAATTGAAGCTGATTCAACTTCAACAGCAACGGTAACACCTTCAACAGTATCTTCTAACACATTCGGCAGATCCTACTAATTAATAAAAAATGGCAGTAGATAGAGTAAAATTCCAGGAAATTGTCGCAAGCCAACTTCCAAGATACGTTAGAGAAGATTTTCCTCTTCTTACAGATTTTTTAGAGCAATATTATATTTCTCAAGAGTCTCAAAGTGGACCTGTTGATATTTTAAATAATATCGACCAATATGTGAAAGTAGAAGAATTATTTGATATTGTAGATAATACAAACTTAACATCTGATATCACGTTATTATCATCGGAAATTCCTGTTTCATCAACTATTGGTTTTCCTGATAAAAATGGTATTATTCAAATTGATGATGAGATTGTATATTATTCTGGAACCACCACAAATTCATTCACTGGATGTAAAAGAGGATTTAGTGGTATAACGACTTATATTTCAACAGGTAATCCTGATGAATTGACATTTACTCAAACCGAAAGTAAAAAACATTCAACTGGTTCAAAAGTTAATAATTTAAATATTCTGTTTCTAAAACAGTTCTTTAATAAACTTAAAAAACAGGTTACTCCTGGTTTTGATGATAGAACTTTTTATAGTGATTTAAATAAGAAGAACTTTGTATTTAATGCTGACAGTTTTTATTCCTCAAAGGGAACTGATCAGTCTTATGAAATTTTATTCAGAGCATTATATGGTGAAGATGTTGAGATTATCAAACCCTCTAATCTTCTCTTAACTCCATCCAATGCAGATTATAGAGTTACCCAAGACTATGTTGTAGAAAAAGTTCAGGGTGATCCTTTAGATTTAAAAAATCTTACAATTACACAAAAAAGAACTGGTGCTAAGGGTTCTGTCACAAACGTACAACAAATCCCATACACGGATTATCAATACTATCAAGTCAGTATTGATAAAGGTATTGAGAACACCAGTATAACTGGTTCAATAGTTGGTGAATTCAAACCAAATCCATTAACCAAACTTCTTGAGAATGTGAGTGTTGGTGCTTCTATAATCAATGTTGATTCAACTATTGATTTTCCAGAGTTTGGAAAAATAACAATTGAAGATGAAGATGGTCAAGAAGTATCGATTGCATACACTGGAAAGACTTCAAACCAGTTTTTCAATTGTGAGGGAGTCGTAAAAGACTTAGATAAGACAAAGGACGTAAAACTTGACGATTATTCATATGCATATGTAGGGATTAATACAGACACTGAAATTCAAGTTCGTTTCACCTCTACATTAAAAGATTTTATTCAGAACGATAAAACTAATTATTTTAGACCTAATGATACGATTCAGATCAAATCATTAGGCCTTGAGGCATCTGGTAAGAAAAGCAATAATTGGTTTTTAAACATCAAACCCAAATACAAAGTAGCTGAAACTAGAGTAATTGATGGGAGTGCATTCGTTTATCAATTTAAGTTCTATACTCCTCCTTTCTACAATGAGGGCTATCAACTTAGATATGAAAATGAAACTAAATCAGTTTCTTTATTGGGTTCAGTTATTAGGGTAATTTCAAATGATACCGTAAATGTAAGATTTTCTGAACAAATTCCTCTTGATGGAACATTTTTCATTGAAAATCAACTTCTTAAGGGAAATTCTACAAAATTCCCTTACATACAAAAATTTGTTGCAAACGTACAGAATACGTATGCCAAATTTAATGGTGATGTGATGGTCGCATCAAACTCAATACCCAGATATGATGATGTTTTAAGTAATACTTACAATCATAGTGTAACATTTACAACTTCATTACAAGGTACAAAGGTTTTAACTCTCCCAACTAATCCCACTTCTCTTCCTGACCATGGTTTCTACACTGGAGACTCTGTATATTTTCAATCGAATGGTAATGGATTCGAGGATGTCCCGACTGCATCATATTTTGTAAAAAGAATAAATGAAAGTCAAATTAGTTTTGCAAGAAGTAAAGCTGATCTTTTTAGAGAAACATATGTAACTTTCAATGGTTCTGTCACAAATGCTTCTCTGACATTACTTGAATTTTATAATAAAAATATCAAACCTCAAGGGATTTATAGACAAATACTTGAACCCATAAACAATAGAGCTGATGATCAACTTACAAAGGCTGGTTCTATTGGTATTTGGAACAACGGTGTTGAACTTTTAAACTACAAATCCACAAATAGTGTTTATTATGGTGACATTACAGGATTTACCGTAACGAGAGGTGGACAAGATTACGATATTATTAATCCACCTATTGTTAAAATTTCTGATGAAGTAGGAACTGGTGCAACTGCTACCGCTAATATTATTGGTAATTTGGTTAGACTTGATGTCACTGATAGTGGATTGGGTTATTATACACGACCTACCATCACAATAAAGGGTGGAAATGGATTTGGTGCTTCAGCAGAACCTAGAATGATTTCCATAGTTCATGAAAATTCATTCAATGCAAATTCTTCTTCTAACTTAAATCTGACAACAAATGAATTTGTTTTTGATGATGATCATAAATTTATGGATGGCGAAAGTGTCATTTATAAAACAGGTGGAACAAAGGCAATAACTGGACTGACCACTGATTCTGAATATTATGTGTTTGTCACAACTCATAAAAAACTCACACTTCACCCAACATCAGCTGATGCAATAGCAGGCATCAATACAATTACTTTTGACGAATATGGAGATGGTATCCAATATCTCACAGCATCTGAACTAAAATCGGTTGTCTCTAGTGTTGTTATTACAAATCCTGGAGTCGGATATGAAAGTAAAAAAAGAACTATTCCAACTGTTGGTGTAAATACTGTTTCGAATAGGGTTGAAATTATTAACCATGGTTATAGAGATAAGGAAATTGTAAGATATACGAAGGATGATTCTCTTCCTTCAGTAAAAGGTTTATCTGAAAGAAAAGATTACTATGTTCATAGAATAAATGAAAATGAATTTTCATTATCAGAAGCGGGAACTGGTGATTTAGAATCATCATATTATTTCGATAGAAATATAATAGTTGATTTTGTAAATGCAGGAAGAGGTTCCTTTAACTATCCTCCAATCACAGTTGATGTAGAAGGTACTCCAGCATCTTACGATAAAACATTTGTTGAAGATTTTGAGGAATTATTCATTATTGAATCTCCAGTTGAAGAGAACATCACCACACCAGAAAGAGTTCTTGCTTGGACAGAGACAGAAGCATTACTTGAATCTCCTGAAGGAAGTGACTCAGGACATACTCCATGCTTCCAAGATATGCAATACATGGTTACTATAAGTGAAGGTACTCATTGGCTTATCAGTGACTACCCATTTATTGGTAATATTCGTGAATACAAAGCAAAATTACAACCAGTCTTTAGAGGTTCTATAAATTCAATCGATAATGTTTCTGGTGGTGTTGGGTATGGTGCATCAACGATCATTGATTTCAACAGACAACCTGAGGTCACTTTTGAATCTGGAACAGGTGCGAGACTGACTCCAATTGTTAATAATGGAAAAATTACAGAGGTAATTATACTTTCTCCTGGTAGTGGATATAATTCACCACCAGATTTGATTATAAGGAGTTTAGATGACAAGGGTGATTTTGCAATTCTTGTTCCAATTATTAAAGATGGTCAAATTGATAGTGTAATTATCCAAAAGAGTGGAGTGGGGTATACTCAAGGGAAAACATCCATTGATGTAATTCCTGCCGGTAGTGGTGGAAGAGTTCAAACTAATATCAGATCATGGAATGTAAATCTGTTCGAAAAGAACTTCCAAAATTTGGGTGACGATGATACTGTCATAGTAGATAATATTTCAAATACATCATTACAGTTTGCTTCTTTCTATGCACCTAGACCCCTTAGATCAATTTCAAATTCAATTAATGGATTTGACGATGATAATATTCAATATGGTCTTTTTGACTTACAACTCGATTCAGGTGGTGAGGAGACATCAAGTGGATTCCACTCTCCTATTATTGGATGGGCATATGACGGGAATCCCATTTATGGTCCATATTCGTTCGATAAGATAGACGGTTCTGGATCCATCAGAAGGATGAGGAGTGGTTATAAACTGAAGATCACTTCAAAAAACAGACCATCTTACTCTGCGTTTAGTAATGGATTTTTTGTAAATGATTATGAGTATGTAGGTGACGGTGACCTTGACGAATATAATGGTAGATTCTGTGTAACACCAGATTACCCCAATGGTGTATATGCATATTTCTGCACCATAAGTGATGATATTGAATCATCTGGACCATTTAACAACTTTAGACTTCCACAGTTCCCATATGTAATTGGTAATAAATTTAAATCTTTACCTAACGATTTTAATTTTAAAGCATCATCAAATCAAACTGAATACGACATTGTAAAAAATAAGTGGTTGAGAAATACATACTTCTACTTCACTAATGGTGGAAATAACGGTTACGACTATATTTTTAATTCAGATTTAATCAGAAATTCATCAATTGATATAACTTCAACAACTTTTGGTGGTGTTGATATTCTTGAAATCAAAGATCCTGGTGATGATTATAAGGTAGATGACAAAGTTACTTTTGATTCATCTAATACTGATGGAAGAGGAGTAAAATGGAAAGTTTCTGCAATTAAAGGAAAGGAGATTAATCAGGTAAGTCTTGCAACAACAGTATTTGAAAATTGTGAGTTTACTGGAGACGTAGCTCAAAATAAATTTGTTGGAATAACATCAACACCACATGGCTTATTGACAGGTGATATAATCTTTATCGATGGACTGTCAGAGTTCTATAAAGGGTTTACAGGACCCTATAGTGTGGGTATAACGAGTGAGAGATGGTATACATCAGTTGGTATTGCAACAGGTACAGCAACAGGTATTGTCACATTCATTTATCTTAATGGTATTATTAATCCTAGGACAATTGAACCCAATGATATTTTAAGAATTGATTCTGAACAATTTAAAGTCTTGAATTTGGATAAACAATCTGGAAGAATTAGAGTACAGAGAGGTCACAACAATACACTTCAAGTTGTTCATTCCGCTGGGACTATTGTAAGAGATGATCCCAGAAGAGTTAGATTTACTACAGTTGGAATCAATACCAACAAACCTCTCATTAAAAATAAAACTCTTTACTTTATGCCGAATGAATCGGTAGGTCTTGGTACTGAAACAACTGGCACTGCAACAACTATTACATTCTCAAACCCTGGTGTAGGAAGAACGCAAGTCGAACTCAAACAGCAACAATTATTGTATCCCAATCACGGGCTTTCTCTAAATGATCCACTTAAGTATTATGCAATTGATGGAACATCGTTAGAGGTTTGGAGTGGTGTTGAAAATAGCCCAATTTATAATCTTACCGAAACAAGGAATCTTTTTGCTGCTCCGATCACAAAAGATATTATTGGTTTGGCTACAGACAGAGTTGCTATAAGTACAGTAACTGGACTTTATGTTGGAGTTGATTCATCTAAAGGCGGGTTATTATATTTCACCAATTCGACAGGTCTTGGAGCTACTCATAGTCTCGTAACAGATCTTCCACAGGTTCTTTCTGGTAGAATATCTCAACATGTTGTGACAGTTTCTACTGGAGAAACTCATGGGTTGAAGAGAGGTGATGGAGTTTCTATTGACGTTAATTCAACTACAACTACAACTTTAAAAGTAGAGTATGATGACTATAACAGAAGAATCGTATTTGATAAAGATACAATTGAACCAACTGGTATAAACACGACGAATAACACATTAATTGTTCCTGAGAACAAGTATAGAACGGGTGAAAAAATCATCTATACTTCTACATCCCCATCGGAGGGTTTAACTGCATCTGGAATGTATTATGTGTACGTCTTTGATAAAAACACCATCAAACTTGTAAATGAGAAGTATCAGCTACTTGATGAAAATCCAGAATTTGTTAATATAAAATCAACTTCGACAGGAAGTATTTCAAAAATAAATCCAAGGATTGAAGTTCAGGAAAATCAGGACATTAAATTTGATCTTTCCGATTCTTCTTTATCATTTGTGGATAAGGGTATTACTTACTCTGCATTTAAAATGTCAATTTTTAGTGACAGTCAAAAAATAAATGAGTTCTTTACTTCACAAACAGGAAGAACTTTTGAAGTTACAAGCAATGGAAAAATTGGTATTGATGCATCTGCAAATCTTACTTTGAAGGTAAGTGATAATCTACCAAGAAATCTTTATTATGCTTTTGAACCAGATAATCTCAATATCATACCTCCTGTCAAATTAAGAATATTTGAGGACACTGATGTTGATAAAAATAATAGTATAGAAATTGTACCTAATAAATTTGATGGTGTCTACACAATCTCTGGAGTAACATCAGATACTTATGAATATAATATCCCATACAATGTCGATACTGTAACTTCTTACGATTCGACAAATACAACGATGAAATATTACACTACATCTTCGACTGCTGAAGGACCCATACAGACAGTAAAAGTTGTTAATAGTGGTAGTGGATACAAAGTTCTTCCTGGATTTACATCTGTAAGAAGTGTAAAGGGATCTGGTGCAATATTAGAACCAAGAAGTTCGACTATTGGTTCAGTTCTTAAGCAGAAAATAAACTACATTGGATTTGGTTTTCCTTCAGACAGTACTCTTAATGCTGTAGGAAATCTTCCACAGGTTCTTAAAGTAGACCCTCTTGGTTCATTCGAATCAATTGGTATTACATCAGCTGGCGTAAATTATAGTCAACCTCCAGAATTAGTTGTTCTCGATGGTTTGACGGGAAAACAGATTACTGATGTTGACTTGAAATTCAATAGAGCTGATGATAATTTCCTGGATATCATTAGAAACACACAATCTTTAAATAATGTTGAACCGCAAATTATTCCTCTTCAAAATACAAACGGCTTTAGTATTAGTTCAATCACATATAATAATACGACCAAAATTGTTCGTTTAAGTTTCACTAAACAATTCAGTGATGCTAAAGATTGGCCATTTAAGATTGGTGAAGAAATTCTCGTAGAAAATGTCGCTGTCGGTTTTGGAACAACAGGAACGGGTTACAACTCCGAAGACTATGGTTACAAACTTTTTAAAGTCACGGGACTTGATAGTAATCTGGGTGGTAGTGGTTCTTATGTAGAGTATGATCTTACCGATGATCTTGCACCAGAAGAACGTCCTGGAAATGTAACTACCATTATATCTGGATCAGTTACTCCCAAAACCTTTTTCCCGACATTTAATCCAATTATTGTAACAAAAGAATTGTTGAGTGGTGAGAAAGTTGTTAATGGTGAAAGAACTGGTATTGTCGAGAGATTTGATAATGTAAGTAGATATCTGTTTGTATCAGCTGAGGATGATTTCCCAATTGGATCAATTGTTGAGTCTACATCATCTGGTGTGAAATGTAACGTCCTTGATACCTTTAAGTTTAATTCTACAATTGAATTAGGAGTTGGTGCAACAGTAATTGATGGTTGGCAAAACAATTCAGGTTTCTTGAATGACAATCTTCAAGTTATTCCTAATAATGAATATTATCAAAACTTCTCATACTCCCTTAAATCGAGAGTTGCTCTTGAAACTTGGGATGATACAGTAAGTTCACTAAATCATACTGCAGGTTTCCAAAAGTTTGCAGATTTGGTTATTGACAACAATGCAGTAGGTATTGTCACAACTGCAGACATTGAAATTTCGACTGTTGTTGATCTGATTGGTGAAGAGTCTCTCTATTGCTTCCCCGATTATGATGGTGCTACAGAAAGAACTATAGATGTTTCTGATGGAAGAATCATTTCCCACGAGATTGTATTTGAAAGTAAAAAACTTTCCGATTACTTTGAATCAAGAGGAAATAGAGTTCTTAAGATTGATGACTTTAGTGATCAGTTTAATAGTGATCCAAGAGACACTCCCTATTCTATCGTAAGTTTCTTCGATAACAAATATGCATGGAATAAGTTTTTCACTCTTGTTCAAGATACCGAGTTAAATGATAGAAAACAATTTGGTATTGTAACTCTTCTTCAAAATGGTTCAGAGGGTTATTTGAATCAATACGGTACACTTGATACAAATATGCCGCTTGGATCATTTGATTATATCAGTATTGGTACAAGTCAGTTCGGACTTCAGTGGTATCCAAATCTGTTTGAATTCAATAATTATGAAATTTCCTACTTTAATTTTGCTGGTTTAGAAAATGTAACTGGTATTGGTTCAACTTCAATTGGTAGTGTTGTTTCGATCGCATCATCTTCTGTTGCTGTTTCTGCTGGAACTGCAACCACTATCTTACAGATTCCGACTGCAACTAGATCTGCAAAACTTCATATACAACTAGAAGATGGAAATGACAACTATTTCTATAATGAACTTAACGTTCTTCACAATGGAACTAATGTACAACTTCTCCAATATGGTGATGTTGATACAACCGAAGGTCCATCATTGGGATTTGGAACTTACACCGCAGACATAAGTGGTAGTGACATTATAATCAAAATTCATCCAACTGTGGGAACAGCAGTAACGGCGAATATTTTATCAATTGAAACTCATGGAACAAATACTGGTGTTGACACCACTGGAATGATTGTTACCAACCTTTCATCATATCATAAGTCTATTTCATCATCTGGTTCACCAACTGCAGTTGAAATTGCTTCTTACAATGATCCATTTGCTGGTGAGTATTTCATGGTCACCGTTCATGATACAACAAACAATGAATATGAACTGTTTGAATGCCATGTTCTTGATGCAAATAATAAAAATATTAATAAGTATGCCAATATTGATACTGTATCTGGAGTGGGTCTTGGTACTGTTGGAATGACGAAGACAGGAAGTGCAGTAAGTTTGAACTTTACACCAAACGCAAATATTGCTGTTGATGTAAGAACTTTTGGTATCGGTCTTAAGAATTACAATAATATTACCGGCATCACATCTATTAGTGATCTTGATAATAATATTCTATTTTCAAATCATGGTACTTACACTGGTACAAAACTTGATACTAAAAAAGCTTTTGCTCTCAATCATAATGGTTTACCAATCTTTGAAAAAACTTTCCTTGGAAATGATCCTTCTGTAGTAGATCTGACAAATAATTCTATTAAATTACCTGATCATTATTTCGTAACTGGTGAAAAGATTGTTTATAGTTATGAAAATTCGTTACAAGAATCTACTAATGCTATTAGTATTCCAACTCAATCGATTGGTGGTATTTCGACTGACAAACTTCCTACAGAAGTCTATGCTGTCAAATTATCTGATGTTTCAGTTGGTCTTGCAACAAACGCAGCAGCTGCATTAAAACCAAACCCAGATACTATTATTTTATCTGGAGTTGGTATTGGTACGTTCCATAAATTCACATCAACAAACCAAAATGCTAGAGCATTGATGGCAATTGATAATATGATTCAAGCACCAATAACTGAAGAAAATATTTCTACCACTCTTGATCAAGAGGTTATATTTGACCTCAATTTCGAAGTAACAGGAATAGGATCATTTAAATCTAATGATTTCATCAAGATTGATGACGAAATTATGTTAATTCAGAACATTGGTGTTGGTAAAACCAATAACTTCAAGGTTATTAGAGCACAGATGGGAACGGGTATTGGTACTCACGCCAATGGATCTACTGTTCAACTTCTTGGCGGAAACTACAATATTGTTGATAATACAGTTCATTTCGCATCAGCACCTTATGGAGGTATTCCTATTGGTACAGACACAGCTGGTCCCGATAATTTAGACTGGTCAGGTATCACGACTCATTCTACATTCCAAGGTAGAACATTCATGAGAAGTGGTGTTGCAAATGATGATAATAGTACATATAGTAGTAATTATACTTTCGATAATATTCGAAAAGATTTCAATGGTCAAACCAAAAATTTCACCCTTTTACAAAATGGAAATAATATTACTGGATTTGCAACTAATCAAGCTATCATTCTAAATTCAAACATTCTTCAAGAACCACAAGGTGCTCAAGGAACAACTGGTGACTTCACACTTATTGAACATGCAGGTGTAACAAGTATTACTTACTTAGGTGACAGTGTTTCTTCTGAGGATGATCCAAATAAATCATCTATTCCAAGGGGTGGTACAATTATATCAGTGGGATCTACACCTGGTTTTGGATTCCAACCACTCATCTCCGCAGGTGCATCATGTTTTGTATCTTCGGCAGGTACAATAACATCAGTTGTTATTGGTAATCCTGGTTCTGGTTACAGAGTAGGAGTACAAACAGTTCAAGTTGGAATTATTACAACTAATATTGGTTTCTCTACAGTGGTCAATATTGGTACTGCAACTGTACAAAATGGTGAAGTTGTAGCAATTAATACATCATTCTTTGGATCAAATCTTGAAGAAAATAATCCACCATTAGTCGTGATTGATGCCCCACTTCCATATTCTAGTATCCCACTTGTATATGCAGATGGAACAACTGGAGTAGGAACAGGAGCAAAAGTTGATGTAATGGTTGGTCAAGGATCCAGTATAATTAATTTTGAAATTGTAAGTGGTGGATTTGGATATAAAGAAAGTGAGGAACTTAGACTTTCCATCGGAGGAACTACTGGAATCCAGACAACCAGTTCTTATGATCCATTTATTCTTACTGTTTCCGACGTATATCGTGACACGTTTAATGGATTCACAATCGGTGAAATTGATGTATTCGATCAAATCGATGATCAATTTGATGGTTTTGAGACGAGGTTCCAATTAAAGATTGATAATAACCTGTTTGCCATCGAAACTGCTGATGGGTCCAATATCAATATCGCACAATGTTTAATTATCACCATTAATGATATTCTTCAGGTACCTAATTCTTCATACAAGTTCACTGGTGGTACTATTATTGAATTTACAGAAGCACCTAAGAAAGGAGATACTGCAAAAATTATGTTCTATAAGGGTACTCCTGGTGTTGACGTTGTATTTGTTGATATTCTCGAAACCATCAAAATTGGTGACTCTTTACAGTTGAAAAATGATTCTAGTAAGGGTCAAACATTCGGATTACTTCAGGAAGAAAGAATTGTGACTGGAATCACAACTCTGGATACCGTAAGAACTTTTGCTTATGATGGACCTGGTATCACAACTAATAAAGGATTGGTTAGACCATTGACATGGTGTAAACAAACTGATGATATCACTATCAATGGTGAGGTCGTAACGAAAGATAGAATTTTATACGAACCATCAATTTATCCTGCAGCATACCTTACTCAATATGTTGGTGTGAATACTACAGATGCATATGTTGATACTACAAGACCATTCTTCAACTCAACGAATGAAACTTCACTTCTTGATTACACTGATAGAGTAACAATTATTGATCAATCACCAATTGTGGGTGCAGTTGCTACGGTATCTGTAAGTTCTGCTGGAACAGTTACAGGATTTACAATAAGTAATGTAGGATCTGGTTATTCTGGTTCACCATCTGTTTCCATATCACAACCTGTTGATATTGTAGGTGGAACAAGAGCAACTGCCACAGCTTCAGTGAGTGCTGGAGGAACAATTACTGGATTTACAATTACCAATGCTGGTGCCGGATATTCTGCGGCTAATCCTCCACAGATTCTAGTTGAAGTTCCAAAATCAAGAAGAGAAGAGGTTGGTGTTGATTCTTATTTCGGTGATCAGGGTATTATAGTTGGTGTTGCTCAGTCAGCAGGTGCATTAGGAACTCTTGAACTTTATATTCCTCAGGATTCTTACATGAGAGATCCAAATATTGTGGGTACAGCGATAACTCTGAGTACTGTTCAGGAAGGTGATTTGTTTGTTGTAAATCTTTCCCACTTCGGATTATCCACAAATACAAGTGATGGAATCTATCGTGCATATAAGGCTTATGACTTTGTAACCGATTTGACAACGGTTGGTCTTGGTACAACTGCAATTAGAAGAGTTGAAGTACAAAATGTAGGATTTGCTGTTACTGGTTCTGGTTTTGAAAGAGTTCAATCACTCGGAGAATACTCATGGGGTAGAATTAAGTTCAAGAATAGATCTGCATCAAATGCACTTACCTTTACACCTAATGGATATTCTGGACTCTCCACATCTCCACTGATTCAAAGGTTCCGACCACTTAAATTTGTGAACTATCTCACTTAAAATAAATAAAAACATAGAAAAGGATCCTCAGTAGATGGCATACCAAGGTATTAACACTGGAACTACCCCAAATGATGGAACAGGTGATACTTTAATTGGGGGTGGAGTTAAAATCAATAGTAACTTTTCGGAGTTATATAATCTTATTGGTGATGGTTCCACCTTGGCGGTCGGTGTTGTAACAGTCATCACTGCAGGTGATAATGTTGCGATCAATACATCAACTGGTAATGTCACCATATCGGCAACGACTCCAGTATCAATCGCCACTACTGATGTTGTTATTTCTCGTAATCTTCAGGTTAGTGGTATATCAACACTCGGTGTAGTTACAGGTGGAACCTATTATGGTGATGGTTCCAATTTAACTGGACTTACTGGTGTTGGTGCTGGTGTTGTAGTTCAAAAAGAGGGTAGTTCAGTTGGTACCGCAGGAACATTAAATTTTGGTGCTCAATTTGATGCCACCACTGTAAATGCTGGTGTTACAACAATCACTCTTACAGATACAACAGTTTCTGCAGGTTCTTACACTGCAGCAGATATTACTGTTGATGCTCAAGGTCGTATCACTGCTGCTTCAAGTGGTCTCGCCACTGCAAATATTAGTGCTGATACTTTAGTTGTTTCTGGTGTCTCTACCTTTAATAATGTAACTCTAGCAGGTAATACAAGTATTAGTTTTGGTAACCCTAATCGTCAGATACGAAGTAGTGGTAGTGAATTAGTTATTTCAACTAATGGTGCTGAAAATGTAAAAATAGCAGCTAATAATAGTGGTGGTAGTGATGGAGATATTCAATTAGAGACAAATGTTGGTGGTCGAGTTAATATTACTGGTACTGGTGGTGTAGGAATCTATCATACTGATACTGCGAAGAAATTTGAAACCACTGCTTCTGGTATCGATGTAACAGGGCATACTGAAACTGATACATTAAATGTCTCTGGAGTATCAACCTTTACTGGTGCTGCCGACTTCAATGGCGATGTTGATATTGATGGTCATACTGAGTTAGACAATGTTAATGTCAGTGGTGTTATCACTGCAACGACATTTAGTGGTATTACCACTTCCATGATTTCTGATTATGGTAATGGTCTTGCTGGTGGATATTCAGACTCTAGTGTAGATACTCATCTAAACATTTCAAGTGCTAATTCTGGTGAAGTCTTAAGTTGGACTGGATCTGATTATGATTGGGTCGCACAATCTGGTGGTAGTGGTATAACGACTGCAAATATTAGTGCTGATACTTTAGTTGTTTCTGGTGTCTCTACACTTGGGGTTACTTCTACAACCAACTTAACTGCCGAACAATTATACGTATCAGGTGTTTCTACCTTTGTTGGTGCTGCTGATTTCAATGGGGATATTGATGTAGATGGACACACCGAATTAGATAATCTTAATGTGTCTGGAGTATCAACCTTTGTTGGTGTTTCAACTTTCTCGGGTCAAGTCAATATATCAGATACAAATATTGTACTGGGAGAAAGCACTGGTACAAATAATAACAGAGTTAAATTCTCAACCTCCGAAATATTCCAAGACAACGCAAGTTTTGAAATTATTGGTAGAACAAGTGGAATTACCATTAGAGGTGATGGTACAAATTCCTGGACAAATGTAGAGGGAGATAAATCATACGCAACCTTTACCGAAGATGGATCTGTAGATCTTTATCATAATGATAATAAGAAATTATCAACAACTGGCGCTGGTATTACTATCTTTGGAACTATTGAGACTCAAACATTAGTTGTCTCTGGTACTTCTGGATTCACTGGTAATATAGATGTTGATGGTCACACTGAGTTAGATAACGTAAATGTATCAGGTGTTTCTACATTTACTGGTACTGCCGACTTTAACGGTGATGTTGATATCGATGGTCACACTGAGTTAGATAACTTAAACGTCTCTGGTGTCTCTACACTTGGGGTTACTTCTACAACCAACTTAACTGCTGAACAGTTAAATGTCTCTGGTATATTGACATCGGCATCGCTTTATACAGGTAATGCATTTCTCTCTAATGATTTAAGATTAGAAAATACACCTGCAAATATAAGACGTGGAGGTAGTGGAACTCTTTGGATTTCTGGGTCCAATGATACAACCATTTATGGTGGTGTTCCAGGTGCAGCACATGGTGGTCTTATTGTCAAATCTTACTTCCCTAGTATAAGTGGAAGTACTGAGTTATTCAGTGTAAAATATGGTAATGGTGGTAATGGTGCAGTACGCATTCTAAATGGTACCTTAGAAGTAGGTGGTATTTCTACATTTACTGGTAATTCTACTTTTAGTGGGAATGTTTCAATTGCAGGAACACTGACTTATGATGACGTAACAAATGTTGATTCAATCGGTATTGTAACAGCAAGGTCTGGAGTCGTTGTAAGTTCTGATGGTATAAACGTAACTGGTATTTCTACGTTCAATAGCGCTGTTAATGTTCAATCTTCTCTTTATTTAAATGCGGGAAATAATACATCAGATCTCTATATTGGTTCTTCCAATCAAGTAAAACTTGATCACAATGGTAGTTCTGCCTTCTGGACTAATACCACTGGGTATTCTTATATTCGCGGTGCCAGTGGATTTGTTGTTCAAAAAGAGGGTGATGGATATGATGATATTATCAGAGGAATTGCAGATGGTGCCGTAGAACTTTACTACGATGATGTAAAGAAATTTGAAACCACTAGTATTGGAGTAGCAGTATCTGGTATTGTAACTGCTACAAGTGGTATCGTAACTTATTATGGTGATGGTTCTAACTTGACTGGTATTGTAACGGGTATTGAGGCAGGATCAAATATTACCATCCTAGAAAGTCCTACAGGTAATTTTATAATTACATCTACATCATCAGGTGGTGGTTCAGATTCGTATTGGGTCCAAACTGATGCTGGTATTCATACTTTAGGTAATGTTGGAGTAGGAACTACTAATCCAACAGCACAACTTGATGTTGTTGGTGGTGCTAAAATTGATGATTTGGTTGTTTCAGGTGTTACAACCATATCCTCTTTATTGGGATCTGGTGCCATAGTATTCTCAAGTACAGGGGGGGTATTAGCTGACTCTGCTAATTTAACTTATAGTGGTGATACACTCGTATCAACAAAAGTAAGAGCTAATACATCTATCAGAGTAGAGGGAATTAGCCCCACTGGTGCCGCAACTACAATTTCCAGAGGAGGTGTTATCTCCACTGGTATTGTAACTGCCAAGGCACTTGAAGGTGATTTATCAAATGCAATAACATCTAGATGGACTCTAGGTGCGAGTGGTTCTAATCACTATACATTCACAGGTCCAGGTGGATTAAGTAATACTAACGATCCAGTTATATACCTTGCAAGAGGTCAATCATACGAATTTGTCAATAATATGGGTGCTCACCCATTCCAAATTAGACAAAGTAATGGTGGTTCTGCATACAACACTGGCGTATCTAACAATGGAGCATCTAGTGGAATTGTGACTTTTGCAGTTCCTTTTGACGCTCCAAACACACTGTACTATCAGTGTACATCTCACTCTGGAATGGGTGGAACGGTTGTGGTATATCCAAACCTGTTCACAGTCTAAATTAACGTCTAAATAAGAAAAAAGTCCTCTAACAAATGGCTGCGATAATTACTGATCAACTGCGTATTTTGAATGCGAAGAATTTTGTCGATTCTGTACAAGATTCTTCAAATTCATATTATGCATGGATTGGTCTTCCAGATGCTCCTGAGTTTCAGAGTGATTGGAATTCAACTCCACCTGCACCAAAAGACAGTTTAGATGATTCCAATTATTATTGGGACACTATGATTGCTCTTAAAAAAATCAATAGTGGGGATGTAAGTCAAGTTATAAGAAAGATTTCTTGGCAGTCTGGTACCACATATGATATGTGGAGAAATGATATTGATAGAGATAATCCATCTCAACCATCTGGGTCATTTGATATCTATGACTCAAATTTCTATGTTATGAATAGTGAGTATAAGGTTTATATTTGTTTATATAATAATGCAAATCCAGAAAACAGTTTTAGGGGTGGTCCTTCTCTTGACGAACCTAATTTCACTGATTTAGAACCAAGAGAAGCTGGAAGTAGTGGTGATGGATATATCTGGAAATATCTTTACACCATCAAACCAAATCAAATTATTAAATTTGATTCAACAAATTATATTGCAATACCAACTGACTGGGACACAAATTCATCTTATCAATCCGTAAGAGAAAATGCGGCTTCTGGTGGTCAATTGAAGATTGTTACGATTAGAAATCGTGGTGTTAATATTGGACCAGCCAACACAACCTATACTAGAGTTCCGATTCTTGGTGATGGTAGAGGTGGTGAAGCAACTGTTGTTATTAATAATGACTCGAAGATAGAATCAGTAACTGTCTCTAAAGGTGGAAGTGGATATACATTTGGTACACTCGATCTTAAGGGTGGTGGAATTCCAACTGGAACAGTTGCACCAGTATTTGACGTGATTATTCCACCTAATGGTGGTCATGGTGCAGATATTTACCGTGAATTAGGTGCATACAACGTCTTATCTTATGCAAGATTTGAGAATGACACTCAAAATCCAGATTTTATTACTGGTAATCAATTTGCTCAAGTTGGTATTGTCAAAAATCCAAAAAACTTTGGTTCTACAACGAATCTGACATTAGATAAAGCAAGTGCAGTATATGCATTGAAATTAGTAGGTACTGGTTATAGTGAAGCTATATTTACAGCAGATAGTTTTGTTACTCAAACCGTAGGTCTAGGTTCTACTGCTATTGGTAGAGTGGTTTCTTATGATCAACAAACGGGAATTTTAAAATATTGGCAAGATAGAAGAACTGCAGGTTTTAATACGGACGGAACAAAGAATGTAAATCCTACTTATGGGTTTGAACAACTGAGATTTACTGCAAGTCCTACATCTGGTGGTTCTGTTTCTATCACTCCCACATCTGGTAATACATTAAATATTCACCAGAATTTTTCAGGTATCTCAACTACAATAAATAGTCGTACCTACTACTTGGGTCAGGAATTCTTTAACGGAGTTTCTAATCCAGAGTCTGAAAAATACTCTGGTGACATCATCTATATTGACAATAGACCTTCAGTTACTAGATCCACTTCACAGAAAGAAGACGTTAAAGTTATCTTGCAATTTTAAGAGATATGCCACAGGAAACTAATCTCAATGTCGCTCCATATTTTGACGACTTTGACTCACAATCAAATTACTACAAGGTTTTATTTAAACCTGGTTTCCCAGTTCAGGCAAGAGAACTAACTGGTCTGCAGTCCATTCTGCAGAATCAAGTTGAAGAGATGGGAAACCATTTCTTCAAAGAAGGCACAAAGGTTATTCCCGGCGATCTGACTTATGTTAGAGATTTTTATGGTGTTCAGATTGAGCCTGAATTTTTAGGTGTCCCTGTTGGTATCTATCTTGATCAGATTGTTGGTACAACTATAACTGGTGCAACTTCTGGTGTAACAGCAAAAGTTGTAACGTATATCACCGATCAAGAATCAGAAAGAAATACATTTACTCTTTATTTGAACTATGAAAATTCTTCAACTACGGATGAGGAATTGGATACTTTTTTAAGTGGAGAAGTTTTAACAACTAGTAAGAATATTACGTATGCATCAACCTTTATCTCTAGTGGAGAAGGTTTTGCAGCTACAATTCCACAAAATGCACCAATCATAGGTTCATCATTTAACATAGCTGATGGTGTATATTTTTTAAGAGGTTATTTTGTTAATGTAAGTGCTCAAACTCTTATTCTTGATCAATATAATAACCGTCCTTCATATAGAATTGGTTTAGATATTATTGAGGAGATTATATCTTCAGATATTGATGAATCGCTTAGTGACAATGCTCAAGGTTTTAATAACTTTACTGCTCCAGGTGCTGATCGATTGAAGATTAGTACAAATCTTGCAAAAAAATCACTTGATAATTTTGAAGATGCAAGTTTTGTACAATTATCAGAAGTAAAAAATGGTGAACTAAGAATAGTAAATAAAAATACAGACTACAACTTTATTGGTGACGAATTTGCAAGAAGAACATTTGACGAATCTGGAAATTATTATGTCAAATCTTTTAGAACTGCTGTAAGAGATAGTCTAAACAATAATCAGGGAAATAGAGGTATATTCGAAGAGGGTCAAAGTACCAATAATGGCCAAACTCCTAGTGATGACATAGGAATATACAAAATAAGTCCTGGAAAGGCTTACGTGAAAGGATATGAGGTTGAAAAAATAGCTCCAACTCTTCTTGACTTCTTTAAACCAAGAACTGTAAAGAGAGTCGAACAACATGCTGTTAGTTTTGATTTTGGGTCTACTCTCAGATTAAACAATGTTAATGGTTCTGCAACTATTGGTATCAACACAAGTTTAACATTAAGTTTAAGAAATAAAAGAGTAGGAAGTAATGCATTAGTTGCTGCAGGTAAAGAAGTTGGTATTGCAAGAGTATATGATTTTGCTCTTGAGTCGGGTGCATATGATTTAAATAATTCAAACATCAACCAATGGGATCTTTCATTGTTTGATGTTCAAGTATATACTGATATCTCAGTTAATGAGCCGGTCACTCTTAACACATCAACTCATATTAAGGGTGAGTCAAGTGGTGCTGAAGGTTTCTTAAAGTATAATGTTTCTGCAGGAACAGCTCTTACTGCATACAACGTTAATGGAAACTTCCATAAAGGTGAGAGACTTCTGTTTAATGGTGTCATTGACGATTCAAGATTTGTAACCAGTGATACAAATTATTCATTATCAGATGTTAAGTCAGTTCACGGTATTGTGGGAACTGCTAACACATTCTCTGGTGATACAATCCAGTCAAAGGTTCGTAGTTTTGGTTCTGCAAATGTAGCAGCAGAGAGTGGTTCTCAATCATTAGTTTCAATTCCAGCAGACCCTGGTTTTAGTTTTGTTGGTATTGTAACTGTAGGAAATATAGTTAGATATTCAAGAAATGCTTTTGATATTCAAAGTCTTGGTAGAGTTGTAAGTGTTGGAGCAACTAATTTTGCAATTGAGGCCGTTGAATCGGTAACTGGAGTATGTAATGGTGCTCTTCCAACATCAGTTGAGACAGTTCAAAATCTTGAATTAATCACAACAAAACTGGCTGGTGGTCAAAGGTCGGGTAACACTTCTGGTAATAATACATTATTTACAAGTTTACCTAAAGTAAACATTGAATCAGTAGATCTTATTAATTCTGACATTATAATAAGAAGACAATATACTACATCTATTACAGATAATTCAACTTCTTCTATTAATGCAGGAGAAAATGAAGTATTTTTACCTTATGATGAGGAAAGATATATTCTTATAAGATCAAATGGTGATACTGAAATTTTGTCGGAAGATAGATTTTCACTAACAAATGGTTCAACTACTTTACAGATCAACGGTCTTGGAGCTAATGATACGGGTTCAAGATTAATCACTACTATAAGAAAAAGTAAAGTTAAAGCAAAAACAAAAATAAAAAATATCTCGAAAGATATTATTATCAATAAGTCTAGAGATGCTGCATCTGGTATTGGATCAACCACACTTAATGATGGTCTTGAGTACGGTGAATATCCTTATGGAACAAGAGTTCAAGATGATCAAATTTCATTGAACACACCAGATGTATATAAAATTTATGGTATTTTTGAATCAGAAGATACCACTGATCCCACTGCTCCTTATATGACATTAGGGCAACTTAACGGCAATACTGCAACCACTAATGATTTAATCATTGGAGAAACTTTGATTGGTCAAACAAGTGGTGCTAAGGCAATTTATTTACAAAAACTTGACGATACAAATATCTATTTTTCTTATTTGAACGATACATCGTTCTTGAATAATGAGGAAATTAAATTCCAAACTTCATCCGTAAGTGGTGTCTCATCTTTAGTAAAACTTGGTTCAAAAAATATAACATCTGACTTTAAATTTGACAATGGACAAAGATCGACTATTTACGATTATTCTCGTATCGTAAGAAGAGCAGAAGTTCAAGCCCCTTCTAAAAAAATTCGTATTTACTACGCATCTGCAGGATATCAAAATTCTGATGATGGGGACATTACAACAATAGGTTCATATGAAGCATTTGATTATGGTAAAGATCTTGGTGCAATAGATGGATTTAGAGTTTCTGATATTATTGATGTGAGACCAAGAGTTGCTGATTACTCAGTATCTGAAGGTGCAAATTCACCATTTGAATTTAGTGGAAGAAGTTTTGCAGACGGTCAAAGTGGAAGACTACATAGTGCACCTCACGTCATTGCATCTGATGAGTCAATGACTTTAGATTATGCTTATTTCTTGGGTAGAGTAGATAGAATATTTATTGATACTGAAGGAAATTTAGGTTTAACTGAGGGTGCTGCAGAAGACGATCCAAAAATGCCTCCGGCTATTAGTAATACTATGAGTATTGCTACGATATATCTACCACCATTCCTTTATAATGTCTCTGACGCTGAAGTCAAATTTATTGAACATAAGAGATATCAGATGACTGATATAGCAAAACTTGAGCAAAGGATTAAAAATCTAGAATATTATACATCTCTCAATCAACTCGAATCACAAACACTCAATTCATTCGTAGAGGATGCTAATGGACTAAACAGATTTAAGTCTGGAGTATTTGTTGACAACTTCTCAAGTCTTGAACCTCAGGATACCTCGATTGGTATTAGAAATAGTATTGATAGAAGAAATGGAATCCTTAGACCATCACATCACACCACTGCATTAAATCTTCAACTTAGCACTCGTGTAATAGATGGTGTTAGTAATGAATCTAATACAAGTTTAGATACTGAATTTGCAAATCCTATTGGTGTAAATGTAAGAAAAACTGGTCAAACTGTTACTCTCGATTATACTGATGTTGAATGGTTGAATCAACCTTATGCAACAAGAGTTGAAAGTGTGACACCATACCTTGTACAATTCTGGCAAGGAAATGTTGAATTGACACCAGAAGTTGATGTTTGGATTGACACCACCCAGGCAGAAATTAATAATGTAATGATGGAAGGTTCTTTCCAAGGAATTGCAGAAGCACTTGGTGCAGAAGTTACTACAAACGCTGATGGTCAGAGTGTTGGTGTGACTCCAACAATCTGGAATTCTTGGGAAACTACTGGTGTTAACTTAGACCTATCGTTGTCAGACCGATCACAAAGTTCATCAGTTTCAACATCGAATAGTAATACCAGAACTAGAGTACGCGATAGAGGTGCTCGGATAATAACTGAGAACACTACAACTACAGAAACTACAACAACTACGACCAACGATCATAATATCTCAGCAACATCATCTGTTTCACTTAATCAACAGAGAACTGGTACTCAGTTTACAGTTAATGAGCAAATTAATACCGAAACACTTGGTAATTTTGTAGTTAATACTGAGATCATCAACTTTATGAGATCTCGTAATATTACTGTCAAAGGATCGTCATTAAAACCATTTACCAGAGTTTATTCTTTCTTTGATGGAGTTGCGGTCACTAAATTCTGTACTCCAAAACTTATTGAAATTGAAATGATTCACGGAACATTCCTACCTGGAGAGGATGTTCTTGGTGATATGAATAATGGTGGTGTACAAATGTTCAATTCGGACAGTTCGCCCCGAGCTAGATTTAGAGTAGCAAATTCAAATCACAAATTTGGTCCCTATACTTCCCCTACAGACTTTTATGGATCTAATCCATACAGTCGTGATAATCAAATTCCTGAGCTGTATTCTTCTTCATCTTCAACATTAAATGTGGATCTGTTTAGTCTTCAATCTACAGACTTCCCACAATATTTTGGACGTGTTGAAACGAATATGATATTAACTGGTCAAACCAGTGGTGCTCAAGCAAGAGTAAGAAGAAAGAGACTTGTAACTGATAGAGTCGGAACTCTGCTGGCTTCATTTAGAGTGCCAGAATCTGGAAATTCATCTAACCCATCATTTGAAACAGGAAGATCTTTATTTAGACTTACAAGCAGTAGTACTAATAGTTCTATTCAAGGAACAGTTACCACATCGGGTGAATCAATTTTCTATTCTCAAGGAGATCTTACAACTACACAAGAAACCACTTTGTCACTCAGGAATGCTAGAGTTGGACGACAAGAATTTACTGATACAAGAACTCTAAGTGACAGTGCAGAAACGGAGGAAATATCGTTTACAATTGTAAATACAGAAACTGATGTTGATGTTGATGTTGACAGACAAATAAGAAGAAGACCTAGACCTAGACCACGACCCCCGCGGCCGGCTCCAAGACCATTACCAGATCCAGATCCTTTAGCACAGACATTTTTGATTGATGATGATACTGGTATTTTTGTAACGAAGGTTGATATTTACTTTAGAACTAAGTCAGATAATGGAGTTCCAGTTGTATTCGAAATAAGGGAAACATATCTTGGTACACCATCTGAAAAAATTCTTCCATTCTCTCAAGTTACATTAAATCCAAATCAAGTACAACTTAGTGATGATGGTTCTGCAGTAACAACTTTTACTTTCCAATCACCAGTTTACCTTGAGGCAGGTAAAGAATATGCAATGGTTCTCAAGAGTCATTCAACAGATTACAGTGTCTACATAAGCAGATTGGGTGAAGTTGATATTACAACCTTGGGAGGGGGTGAATCAGATCAAGTAATTGTTTCTGAACAACCTCTTCTTGGTTCTCTGTTCAAATCACAAAATGCATCTGTCTGGACACCAAGTCAATATGAAGATCTTAAATTTAAACTTTATAGGGCAGAATTCAGTACATCTGGTTCAGTTTCATTCTATAATCCAGGATTCACTAAGGCCTTTAGGTCAGGGTCATCTGTGGATCCAAATGGTATTTCACTTGAACCAAGACAGTTAAGAGTTGGACTTGGAACCACTGTCAATCATGATAGTGATGTTCCTCATCCTTTACAGGTTGGTAACACGGTCAAACAGTTAAGTATTGGAGCACAAGGTACTCTTGTAGCATTTGCTGGTTCTGCAACGGGCGATCTTTCACTCACAAATGTGGGTTCTGGTTTTACACCATCATTGGGTGGTTTCACTTACACTGGTGTTGCACTCACAGCAATTACTGGTAAGGGTATTAACGGTACTGTAGACATTACAATTAATGGTGGGGTTGCAGTTGCCGCAACCATTAATGCTGGTGGTTCTGGTTATGTGGTTGGTGATGTATTGACTCCAGTCAGTGTTGGTTCTCTTGATCTTGGATCTGGAATACAGCTTTCAGTACAAGAATTACTTGGAAACAACACTCTTGTTCTTGAAAATGTTCAGGGTAATTTCTCTACAAATTCTGCATATCCACTTTACTACGAAAACAACGTTGGTTTTACTACAGAACTCAACGGTGTAGGTGGAGACGTAATTCCTTTATCACCTATAACAGTTGCACATCAAGGTGATTACATGAAAGTATTTAAGAGAAATCATGGATTATACTCTAATACAAACAGAGCTACAATTGAAAATGTACAAAGTGATGTAGTTACAAATAATTTAGCACAAGACTATCCATTTGATACTACCTCATTCATCACTCTTGAAAGTGATTCAGAAATTTTCAAAACATTTGAAAATATTGGGGTTGCAGGCACAAACCCAGGTTATGTAAGAATCGGTGATGAGATTATAAGTTATACAGGTGTAAATGGAAGGACACTTACTGGAATTACGAGAGGTGTTGATAATACGACACTTTCTACCCATTCTTTAGGTGAGTTGATCTATAAGTATGAATTAGATGGTGTATCTCTAAGGAGAATCAACAGAGAACATCAATTAGCCAATGTTGTAGAATCAGAACTCGATGAACCTGCTATTGGTCTTGATTATTATTATGTAAAAGTTTTAATGAATGCAAATGGTACTAACAGAGCACCTGCTAACTCAGAAGGTTTCCCACCACTTTACTTTAATGATAAAAAGGTTGCAGGTGGTCCTCTTGTACAAAGTACTCATAATATACCATTCCACATGATTATTCCAAGAATTACAAATATTACACCTCTTGGAACTAATTTGATTTCTCAGGTAAGAACTGTCAGTGCATCCAGTGTATCTGGTAATCAAGAGAATATGGTTGATCAGGGATTCCAAGAGGTAAATCTATTTGAACCAAATTATTTTGATTCTCTCAGGATGCTTGCTTCTGGAAGAAATGAAGAACTTTTACTTAATTCCGATTTATTCCCAGGTAAAAGATCATTCACCTTGACGTGTGATTTAACTACGGTAGATACAAGATTATCTCCTGCTATTGATCTTGATAATGCATCTGTTGTATTCACAAGTAATAGAATTAATCAACCAATTACAAATTATGCTGGTGACTTCAAAGTTTCTGGGACGATAGATGATCCAAACAGATTCGTCTACGTATCCAAGAACATTAGGTTAGAAAATCCTGCAACATCTTTACAAGTATTATTCGATGCATATTGTTCAACAAAGAATGACATCAGAGTATTCTTTGCACTTGATCAAGATAAACCAGTGGATGAAACAATTTTTGTTCCTTTCCCTGGATTTAAAAACTTGGACGTAAATGGTTCAGTCCTTGAACGTGGTAAGAGTAATGGAACTCCAGATCAATTAATTCCTAAAGTTGATTCTTTCGAACCTTTTCCTACTGTAGACATGTTTAGAGAATATAAGTATAGTATTGATGACTTGGTTTCTTTCAGTTCATTTAGAATTAAAATCATTGGTACATCTACAGATCAAGCAGTTGCGCCGATGATTAGAAATCTGAGAGGTATTGCATTAGCATAATGAGTAAAATGATTCCTGTTGAGGGCATGGATGGGTATTATAGAGATACCCATTCAGGTGCTATTGTTAATAAGAATAATGATGACTTTAAATCATATTTGAAACGTCGTGAAAAATTAAATGAACAACAACAAGAAGTTGTCAATTTACAGGATGAAGTGACAAATCTGAAAAGTGATGTGAATGACATAAAGAATATGCTTCATACCATCACCGATTTATTAAATAAATAGACATATAGATAGGTCTAATTATAGATGGCACAGCCTAGTACTAGACAAGAACTTATTGATTATTGTTTAAGACAGTTGGGTGCTCCTGTATTGGAGATCAACGTGGCTGATGAACAGATTGAAGACCTTGTAGACGATGCAATTCAATATTTTCAAGAGAGACATTTTGATGGTGTGGGTCAAACATACCTCAAGTATCAGATAACTCAGGCTGATGTTGATAGGGGTAAGGCAAGACCACCTGGTGCTCCTGCTCAAGGTTCTGGGCGACCATCGGTTGGTATTGCTTCAACTGCGGCAAGTACAACTATCGTAGGAACTGCAACTACATTTACATATTATGAAAATAGTAACTTTCTTCAAATCCCACCTAATGTCATCGGGATTAACAAAGTATTTCAATACGATGATGCTCAATCAATTAGCTCATCGAACATGTTCAGTTTCAAGTATCAACTGTTCCTAAATGATATCTACTATTGGGGTAACACAGATTTGTTGAGTTACTCAATGGCTATGTCGTATTTGGAATCGATGAATTTCCTTCTGAATACACATAAACAAATTAGATTCAATCAAAGAAAAGATAGAATGTATCTTGATATTGATTGGAGTAATCTCAAAGTTGGTGAGTTTATTATTATTGATTGTTGGAGAACTGCTGATCCCAATGATTATCCAAGAGTCTACAATGATTCTTTCTTAAAACCATATCTGACAGCACTTATAAAGAAACAGTGGGGTCAGAATTTGATAAAGTTCCAAGGAGTCAAACTACCTGGTGGTATTGAATTCAACGGAAGACAGTTATATGATGACGCACAAGCAGAACTCGATCGTATACAGGAGAGAATGTTGAGTACATATGAGTTACCACCTCTTGACATGATAGGGTGATGACATATGTTAAATCCCTTTTTTCTTAACGGTACTAGATCCGAACAAAACCTAATCCAGAGTCTTGTAAACGAACAGTTGCAGATGTATGGTGTGGAGGTACATTATCTTCCAAGGACATACGCAACTACAAATAAAGTCATAAAAGAGGTAGTTGAATCTGAATTCAAAAATGCATATCCTCTAGAAGCATATATTGATAATTATGAAGGATATACTGGTCAGGGAACTATTCTTTCAAAATTTGGTATTGAAAATAGAGATGATCTTCAACTTATCATCTCCAAAGAAAGATTTGAAAATTATATCTCCCCACTTACAAGAGACTTAACTGGTGTTGAGTTAAACACGAGACCTAAAGAGGGAGACTTAATTTATTTCCCACTGGGAGATAGATTATTTGAAATTAAGTTTGTTGAGCATGAACAACCCTTCTACCAACTCAAGAAGACTTACGTATATGAATTAAGATGTGAACTCTTCAGATATGAAGATGAGGTAATTGACACGGATATTACCGAGATTGATGATGAAATCGAACAAATTGGTTATATTCAAACATTAAATCTAATCGGTGCTGGTACAACAGCTACTGCTACAGCAACTATTTGTTCTTCTGGAGCAGTTAATAAGATCTACCTCTCAAATATGGGAAGAGGTTTCACTGCTCAACCAAGGGTTGGATTCTCATCTGCTCCGAGTGGAGAGACAACTGCGGTTGGTATTGCATCAGTAAATTATACTTATCCTGCTTGTGATGGTAAATCTGGTAAAGTATCTGCGATTAATATAACAAACGCAGGTTGTGGATATACAGTAGCACCTGTAATCACTGTTCTTGGTGGTGGTGGATCTGGATTTGCAGCGACCACTGGTATTTCAACAAACGGTTCTATTCAAACCTTTACAGTTACGAATGGTGGATCTGGATATGTAACTGCACCAACTGTATCAATTGGTGTTACTCAAGGTAGTGTTCGATTTAGTTCAAATACCATTAGATTCAGTACTAATCAAGAAGACTTTAGTAATGGTGCCGGTGCACCTCCGACGAGAGATGCAATAGGTATTGCTACAATAAATGCATCTGGTATCGTGACAGCTATCTACATCTTAGATGGTGGTGAGGGTTACGGTTCTGCACCTGTTATAACAATTAGTGCTCCTAATGTAAGTGGAGAAACAGGTATTGGAGGAACGTTTGTATTCAATGAGATAGTCACTGGATCAATCTCTGGAACGACTGCAAGAGTTAAAGAATGGAATGGTGTTACAGACGTTATGGAAGTCGGAGTTATAAGTGGTTCATTTACCGAGGGTGAGGTATTAACTGGTTCTGAGTCTGGAGCAAAGTATACTGTCGGAAGTATTAACACCGATGATATTGTTGATCCATATGCTGATAATGATAATATAGAGATAGAAGCAGATACTATTATAGATTTCTCTCAAACCAATCCATTTGGAATGCCTTGATACAAAACTGTTAAATAGAGGTATATACCTGTAAAATAATGTTTGAGTATTTTTACAACGAGATCTTTAGATCTGTTATCATTGGTTTTGGATCAATGTTTAACGGTATACAGATTAAGCATAAGGATGACTCAGATGACACCGTAAGTGTCATCAAGGTTCCTCTAGCTTATGGTCCCACCCAAAAGTTTCTCGCAAGGTTGAATCAAAATCCCGATTTGAATCATCCGACTCAAATGACTCTTCCTAGGATGTCATTTGAATTCACAAATCTTGCTTACGACCCCTCTCGTAAAACAACTCAAACACAACAGATGGTTATCAAATCATCTGACGGTACTGAAGAAAGAAAAACATATCTTCCTGTTCCATACAATATGACGATTGTCCTTTCAGTTTATACAAAACTGAATGATGATATGCTTCAAATCGTAGAACAAATCGTCCCATATTTTCAACCAGGTTATACACTTCCTATCAAATTTCTTGGGAATTTCAATGAGGTAAGAAATGTTCCAGTTGTTCTTGACAACATTGATATGTCTGACGAATATGAAGGGAACTTTGATACAAGAAGAGCTCTTCTTTACACATTTACATTTACCGTCAAAACCATGGTCTTCGGACCTCTCAAGGATGTTTCTGGGGATATCATCAAGAAAGTTTCTATTGGTTATGTTGCTGGTAGTAAGGATGGTAGTAAGTACGAAAGAGATCTTACGTATCAAGTTACTCCAAGAGCACTCAAAGATTATGATGGTGTAGTTGCTACATTGTTGGCTGAAAATGTTGATATGAATGAAACTGTGATTGATGTTGATAATGGATCTGCGCTGACTGAAGGATCATATATCTACGTTGATCAAGAAGAGATGTATATTGAAACAATAGCAGATAATAAGATTGTTGTCAGAAGAGCTCAAGATAAGACACCTCTTCAAAATCATGTCAGTGGATCAAAGGTCTTTAATATCAATGCTGCTGATAATGCTCAGATTGAACTCGGAGATGATTTCGGGTTTGATGGTAGTGTATTCTGAGGTTGAATATGGATAAGTATGAAAAGCTCAATGAAACGTTTGATGTTGAACCTATTGAGGTTAAGAAAGAAGTAAAGAGTATTGAAAAACAAATCTCTAAGTTTGAAAATTCAAATGAGGATATTCGTAAAGATTATGAATATACTAGAGGTAATTTGTATTCAATAATTGAAAAAGGTCAAGAAGCAATCAATGGTATTCTTGAACTTGCTCAAGAGAGTGAGATGCCTAGGGCATATGAAGTTGCAGGACAACTTATTAAAAACGTGTCTGATGCCACAGATAAGTTGATGGATCTGCAGAAAAAATTAAAAGATGTGAATGAAGAGAAAGATAAAGGTCCTACAAATGTGACTAATAATGCATTGTTTGTTGGTTCGACCGCAGATCTTCAAAAGATGTTAAAGAACGTCAACAAAGATCTAAATACTTAAAAAGATTGAAAGATGGCTGTAACTCCTAGTGTAAATATAGTTATTGCTCAAGGAGCAGATTTTAGTGAAACTTTTAATTCTACTGAATCTGATGGATCTGCATCTAATTTGGTAGGGTATACAGGCACATCAAAGATTAAAAAACATTCAACATCAACTTCATCTAAATCATTCTCAGTCACAGTTACTGGAGCAACTGGTGAGGTTTCTATTGCTATGACTTCAGGAAAAACTGTAGATCTGAAACCTGGAAGGTATTACTATGATGTAGTATTGACATCAACATCTGGTGCTGTGTCGAGAATGGTTGAAGGTATGGCTTTAGTAACCGCAGGTATTACCACCTAATATGGCAAACATTAGAAAGGCATCTTCTGCCGTAAAAAGGATTGCTAAAAAATCAGCTGCAGGATCATCAGTAAGGTCTACGAGACAACCATCAACTATTGAGGAGATGGGAGACACTTCAATTTCATCTTTAGGTCCTGCTCAAGATGGATTTTTGTTGTCATATGATGCAAGTACAGATAAATTTGTATTAGTTGATGCAGATACTGTAGTTACAAGATCTATTGAAGATGAAAATCTTCCACAAGATTTTATTGATGTAGTAGAGTCTCAACTTGACCTTGGAGAGGTTGCAATTGGAGATGTAGATGGGGGTGCATTCTGATGCCAACAAGATTCGGAGATCTTTTAGCTAACAGTCCACAAGATGGTGATGATAAAAATTACATAGCTTATGATGACTCATCAAAAAAATTCGTAATTAGAAATATTGATGCAGATAAGGTATTTTCAGAGAGTGCTGAAGATAACAATGTCCCTGAAGAATTTGTTGATCAAATTGAGGACAAGGTAAATTTATCAAATATCAGTCTATTTAGTATAGATGGAGGCGATTTTTAACTAAATAATTCTTATAATGGTATAAAAACGTCAGAGAGGGAGATTATCTGTGGCATCACCAGTAATTCAGTTTAAAAGAGGTTTATTAGCCAACCTTCCTGCACTCAGAGCAGGCGAACCAGGCTTTGCAACTGATTCTTATGATCTCTATGTTGGTATTGACTCTACCACAAATAACAACCAATTTGTTGGTTCTGGTAGATATTGGCAGGTAAATACTGCTACTGTTGGTAGTGGTGTAAAACTTGTAGAGGGTACAAATAACGGTACCCATTCTATTACGCTTAAATCTCCAAATAGTTTATCTGGAGTCACGACATTTGTGATGCCTGCATCTGGCAGTCAAGACGAGTTTTTGAAAATTTCTAGTGTAAGTGGAAACGTCCATACACTTGCATACGCTGCAGTTCCATCTGGAAGTTTTACTATTGCTGCTGACTCTGGTTCTAACGACACATTTACTACTGGCGAGACTCTCACATTTACTGGTGGCGAGGGTATTGATACTGCCGTTAGTAATAACACTATCACTATTGCCGCAGAAGATGCAACTGAAACCAACAAAGGTATCGCCACTTTCGATGGTACAGACTTTACTGTTACATCTGGTGATGTAACTTTAAATGCAGAAAGAATTCAGGACATTGCTGGTGCAATGTTTGGTAGTAATACTGAAACTCTGATTACTGCAACCTATCAAGATGATGATGGTACTATTGATCTCGTAGTTGATAATGATCTTCACAACTACAGTAATGCTAATTCAGGATTCACTACAGCATCATCAACTACAACATTTACAAATAAAACTTTTGATGCTAATGGTACTGGTAACTCAATTTCTAATATTGAAGTCGCAGACTTTGCTGCAGCTGCAATCGTTATAGAATCTGAGGGCATTGCTAATAATGACAATGACACAACCATCCCAACATCAGCTGCTGTTAAAGATTACGTTGACAGTACAGTTACTGGAGAGGATTTAGATATTGCTGGTGATTCTGGTACAGGTGCTGTTGACCTTGATTCACAGTCACTTACTATTGCCGGTACATCGAATGAGATTGAAACCTCAGCATCTAATCAAACCATTACAATTGGTTTACCAAATACAGTCAATGTAACAACAAAAATCGACGTTCCTACTATTGAAGTAACGAATGTAAAAGCTAGAGATGGTACATCTGCTATCACAATTACCGACTCCACTGGTGCGGTTTCATGTGCTCAAAACCTTACGGTTACAGGTAATCTGACCGTTAATGGTTCTACTACACAGGTCAATACTTCACAAACAACCATTGAAGACCAACTCCTGGAACTGGGTATGGTTGATGGTTCTGCACCATCATCTGACCTGAATAAGGATATCGGTGTTATCTTCAACTACTACACGTCTTCTGCTAAGAAAGCTGCAGTATACTGGGATGACTCAACTTCAAGAATCGTTGTTTCATCTGATGTGTCCGAATCTTCAGGTGTTCTGACTTCAGCTACAGCAGGTGCACTTGAAATCGGCTCTCTTCATATTGGTGGATGTAGTGGTGTTCAGGAAGTCATCAAGTGTTCGAGTGGTGAGGTTCTGATTGAAAATGCAACCATTGATGGCGGTTCGTTCTAAGTCTAAAATGATAAAATAAATAAGAGGGTAGTGATACCCTCTTTTTTTATGAATGAAAGTGATGTAAAGTATTTGATTTCATCTTATCAAAACACTTCTAATGACTTGTTTACTCAGTCAATTGCAACTAATGCAAAGATTAGACAATTAACTGATTTAGTTGAAGCTTTGACGAAGAAAGTAAAGGAACAGGAAGCAGAGATAGAGTCTTTAAAATCGACAAACCAGAAACCAAAAACAACCAGATCTAAGAAGACACCTGGTGATGGTGGATCTTTCGAATAAATATTAATACACTTATATAAGTGTTAAAGGTATATACCAGGTATCATAATGGCAAGTCCAAAGGTAAAGTTAAAGCGATCGGCTGTCGCTTCAAAACGCCCTTCGCTCGCAAATTTAGAGTTAGGCGAGTTAGCTCTTAATACTTACGATGGAAAGTTATTTGTTAGACGGGACACTAGTGGTGTAGGTATTGCTACCACTGTAAGTACGGTAAATCCATGGACTGAAAACTATGGATCAACGGGTATAGCTTATAGTGGAAATGTATCTGTTACTGGTGTTTCTACATTCTCTGCTGCTAAAGATGCAATTAATGCTAATAGCACAACAACGAATCCTGCTATAAACATTCAATATGATGGAACCACGAAAGGATCACTTATTCCTGCAAGTGATGGATTAGAAATAGGGGTGATTGCAGGTAATCATATATCTATGAATCTCAATCGTCATGGTAGCAATACTAGTGATTTCATAGTAAAGAGTTCTGGTACTGAATTATTTAAAATTGATAGTGGCACTTCAGTAGCAACATTTATAAGCACTGATACTAGTAGTTCTGCAGGTCCAGAATTAAAACTGTATAGGAACAGTTCGTCTCCTGCAGATGCAGATTACATTGGACAGATTAAGTTTGCCGGAGAAAGTGACACTGGTGTAGAAAGAAACTATGCCAAGATAAGTGGTAAGATTTCAGATGCAAGTAATGGTACTGAAGATGGTATCATTGAGATTGCACATATTAAGGCAGGTTCTCAAAACATTAGTGCAAGATTTAAAAGCACGGAATTGATGCTTTTGAATGGTACTGATTTCAGTGTTGCTGGTGACTCTACTTTCACTGGAAATATATTAGCAGCTTCTGATAGCACCGTAGATATCGGAACAAATAGCACTAGGTTTGCTAACGGGTATTTTGATACTTTATATGGTGATGGTTCTAATCTGACTGGAATTAGTGGTGGAATCTCTAATGTTGTAGAAGACACTACACCACAACTTGGTGGAACATTAGATACTAATGGTAATCTAATTCAATTTGGTGATAGTTCTGGTACAACCGATGATAGGTTGCAGTTTGGTGCTTCTCAAGATTTATCAATTTATCATAACGGTGCTGATAGTTATGTAAGTCAAGGAGGCAATGGCAATCTTTTCATTAGAAACACGACTGATGATGCAGATGTCGTCATCCTGTCTGATAATGGTTCTGTAGGTACTGCTGTTGTTGATTATTTCCGTGCTGATGGTAGCACTGGTGAGGCTATTCTTTACCACTATGGTACTCAGAAACTTGCTACCAAATCTACTGGTATTGATGTAACTGGAACTATTACTGCCGATGGATTAGATATGGAGGATGATCATAAAATCCTCCTTGGAACTGGTGATGATTTAGAAATCTATCATGACGGCACCAACTCCTATGTTTCTAATACCACACTAGGTCATCTTGTCGTTGAGCAAACAAGTACAGGCGACCTTATTCTTAGGAATACTACTAACGACCGTGACGTTATTATTCAGACAGATGACGGTTCTGGTAACCTTACTAACTACATCAGATGTGAAGGAGACATTGGTGAGGTTGGTCTGTACCACTATGGTTCTCAGAAACTTGCTACTAAGTCTACTGGTATTGATGTAACTGGACTTACTGATACAGATACTTTAAGTGTTTCTGGTGGTTCTACTTTCAATGACACAGTACATTTGCCAGCAAACGTTCAACTTAGATTTGATTCCAACAATACAACAGATTCTTTAAGAATCTATGATGATGGTAGTAATAGTAGATTTGAATCCGACCACAGTATTTTCTTTGAAACTGACAGTACGTGGGCAGTATTAAATGAATCTGGTAATCAGTATAAGCTTAGAGCAAATTCTAATAATGTTCTTCTTTATCATAGTGGAAATGAAAAATTTAAAACCACATCCTCTGGTGCTGTTGTCACTGGTGTTCTAACAGCAACATCATTTAGTGGTGATGGTTCTAATCTGACTGGTGTTGGTGGTGCTAGTTCTATCAGTGATTTATCTGATGCCACAACCAATTCAAACGGTTCTACTATTGGATTAGGATTAAATGCCCTTGCCAATGATGATGGTACCGACAATAAAAACACGGCGTTGGGATACAACGCACTGAATGCAAATACTTCAGGTAATAGCAACACAGCAGTAGGCTATTTGGCTGGACAAGATGTAACAACTGGCTACCAAAACTCTCTTTTAGGCGATCAAGCCGGTCAAAACATAACTTCAGGTTATCGAAACACGGCTTCTGGGTATACCGCACTTAATGCTGTAACAACAGGATACAGAAACACGGGCATTGGTTATCAAGCTGGAGACAACATAACAACTGGATATAACAACATTGTTATTGGAAATCAGGCTGACGCAAGCTCTGCCACAGCAGCTAATGAAATCACACTAGGCAATAGCAGCATCACCAGCCTTCGCATCCCAGGCTTACAATCTGGAGCGTCTAACGGAGACGTTCTCACTTACAACTCCAGCAATGGTAATATCACACTTGCATCTGTCGGTGGTGCTAGTTCTATCAGTGATTTATCTGATGCAGTTACTTATAGTAATGGATCTTCGATCGGTTTAGGATTAAATGCCCTTGCAAATAATGATGGTACGGACAACAAAAACGTAGCCCTGGGTTTAAACGCTTTTACTGCACTTACTTCTGGAAGCTACAACACAGCTATTGGTTGGAAGGCGGGAGAAGCACAAACAACTGCAACGCAAAACACGTTAGTTGGAGCCAGTGCTGGGCAAAAAATCACTACAGGTCCCAACAATACTTTTTTAGGTATTGAAGCCGGGTTTGAATGTACTACAGGTAGTCGAAACACTGGTGTTGGACGACAGGCTTTAGATGCAATTACGTCAGGTCAGTACAACGTTGCCATGGGTTATCAGGCCATGGGAAGTAGTGGAACTGGTGCAAGTTCACATACTGCAATAGGTTATCAAGCGTTAAAGTCAGCATCTACAAGTAGTGGTAGTGTCGCACTTGGTTATGGGGCGTTGACAGCTGCTACTTCTGGAGGTGCACATGTTGCTATCGGATATAATTGTCTAAAAACAGTCACAATACCAAACCAATTAACTGGTGTTGGTTATGAGTGTCTTGATGCATACGTTGGTAATGATACTAACGGACGAACCACCGCGATGGGTTATCAGGCGGCAAAGGCTGCAACAACTCCAACCGATTTGACTGTAATCGGTAATAGAGCAATGTATACTGCCACAACTGGTGGTTCTACATCTACTGTAATAGGTGGTTTAGCAGCACAGAGTTTAACAACTGCTGCTGAAGTTACTGCTATTGGATACAACGCCCTTGGATCAGTAACAACGGGTGGTTATAACGTTGCTGTCGGCAAGAATGCTGGTGACAACATCACCACAGGAACCAACAACATTGTCATTGGCTCAGGTGCTGATGCAAGTTCTGCTACTGCAACTAACGAAATTACTTTAGGTGATGCAAGTATTACAAGCCTCAGGATTCCTGGCTTACAATCTGGTGCAAGTAATGGAGATGTTTTAACTTACAACTCCAGCAATGGTAATATCACTCTTGCTGCTGCTTCGGGTGGTGGAATCTCTAATGTTGTAGAGGATACAACTCCACAACTTGGTGGAACATTAGACACCAATGGTAATCTAATTCAATTTGGTGATAGTGGTGGTTCAACCGACGATAGGTTGCAGTTTGGTGATGATCAAGATATGCATATGTATTTTAATGGAACTAGTTTGACCATTGATCCAAAAACCTCATCAACTTCCAGTCAATTAAATTTTAGAGCAAAGGATCAAGTTTATCTTACATCACTTAGTGGTGGTGTATTCTTAAGGGCAAATAATCAAAGTGTCATTGATATGTACGGTGGTTCCGGCGGTGGAATCTACTTCCATCATAATGGTAATGATAAGTTAAAACTTGAAGGTGGTAATTGGACGGTCCAAGGTAGTGCTACATTTACTTTTGATGGAGATATAAAAGCAAGTTCTGATAGTGCTATTGACATAGGAACAAATAGTACCAGGTTTGCTAACGGATATTTTGATACTTTATATGGTGATGGTTCTAATCTGACTGGAATTAGTGGTGGAGGTGCATCTGAGATCAATGATTTGTCAGACGCAGTTACTATCGACAGTGGAACAGGTCTTGGTTTAGGCACGGGAGCTTTGGCCAATGATGATGGTTCTGATAACTTAAATACTGCAGTTGGTTATCAAGCACTTAATGCAAATACAAGTGGATCGTTAAATGTTGCCCTCGGCTATCAGGCGTTAAAAGACATTACTACTGGTCACTCTAACGTCGCCATAGGATATCAGGCGATGCATGACACCGGCACAGGTGTTCAAGAAGCTGTTGCGATTGGTAGACTCGCTCAAAGAAAATCAACTGCAAGTAGCAATGTTTCAATAGGTTACTTTGCTCACTATGATTTAACTTCTGGTGGTTCTAATATCGCAATCGGTAGTCTAGCTGGTCAGAATCAGACAACTGGAAACAGCAATGTTGTTGTGGGTACATCAGCATTTGATGCAGCCACTACAGCATCACACAGTGTTGCACTCGGTGGAAATGCTTTAAAATCAACGACCACCATGGGAAGTCTTACTGCAGTTGGATATAAAGCACTTGAGGATTATACAGGATATGCAGGTATTCTTGGCTATGCTGTGGCAATAGGTCACCAGGCAGCAATGAACATGACCACACCTTATCATATAGTTGCAATCGGTTATAACGCTGCGACTGCAGCAACTACTGGTGGTACATCATGTACTTTGGTTGGTTCAAACGTAGCCGCGTCATTGACAACAGCTGGTGGTTGTACTGCTGTTGGATACGAAGCTTTACAGTTAGTTACTACTGGTAGTAACAACACAGCACTAGGTAAGAGTGCTGGTGATAATATTACGACAGGAATTAACAATATTGTTATTGGCAATACTGCTGACGCAAGTAGTGCGACCGTATCAAATGAAATTACTCTTGGAAATAGCAGTATCACTAGCCTTCGTATTCCTGGTTTGCAATCTGGAGCGTCTGATGGAGATGTCCTTACTTACAATTCAAGCAATGGTAATATTACTTTAGCAGCTGCTTCAGGTGGCGGTGGTGGAGCATCTGAGATTAATGGATTATCGGATGCAAAGACAGATAATTCTGGTGCTGCCCTTGGTTTAGGTAGTGGTACACTTGCTGCTGATGGTGGGAGCAATAACACTGTTGCAATCGGCAAAGATGCTCTTAACGACCAAACATCAGGTAATTTTAACTGCGCTGTTGGTAACGAAGCATTATCAAAAATAACCACTAATTTTCAATCTGCAGCCTTTGGCATATATGCAGGTCGTTATGTAACTGGTAGTACAAACACTTTCCTTGGTTATAGTGCGGGGCAAGGTACGGACGGATCAGCAAGTGGCAGTAATAATGTGGCCGTGGGTGAAAAATCCATGCAGCAGCTCACTTCTGGTAATGATCACACTGCTGTTGGATACAGATCTCTACGGAGAGTAACTTCGGGCATGGATAATGTCGCGGTTGGTTATGAGGCATTGGATTCATGCACTACGGGATCAAACAACTGTGTTCTTGGTCATAGTGCATTAGGTTCATTAACAACAGGTTCATATAACATCGCTATTGGTTATAGAGCACTTACGACTGCTAATAATGATAGTGAAATAGCAATTGGATATGACTGTTTCGCTGAAAGATCGGGACACACACTTGCATGTGGTTTAGGTTACCAAGCAGGTAAGTGGAACCAAGGTGCTAGAAATACAGCAATTGGTCATTATTCGGTTGGTTCTAATGGAGTATCTGATGGTGCTGATAATACTGGTGTTGGTTATGAAGCATTAAAAGTAGTTACTGGTGGAAATGCAAATACTGCAGTCGGTAAAGAGGCGCTTGTCGCTAATACTGACGGATCGGACAATACTGCTGTTGGTTATTATGCGTTAAAGTCAAACACCAGTGCACAAAGATCTACCGCCGTGGGATATCAGGCAGTTGAGGATTCTACAACTGCAGACTATGCAACTGGTTTTGGAGCATATACTCTCAGAGACCTCACCACTGGTAACAATAACACAGCAGTTGGTGCTTTCGCAGGTGACGATATTACTACGGGTGCCAATAATACTTGCATTGGATATCAAGCCACTGCAAGTAGTGGAACTGTAAATAATGAAATAACTCTTGGAAATAGCAGCGTTGCAACTCTTAGGTGTAATACGCAAACCATTAGCAGTTTGTCTGATGCACGCGACAAGACTGATGTACAAGAATTACCAGAAGGTTTGGACTTCATCAGTAAGTTGAATCCTGTCAAGTTCAAATGGCAGACCCGTGACGGTAATAGCAAGGATGGAAGCTATGAGGCTGGTTTCATTGCACAAGAGTTACAATCCTTACAACATGATGTTGATGCTGATTACTTGAACTTAGTGATGGACGAAAATCCTGATCGACTTGAGGCTTCATATGGAAAGTTAGTTCCAATGCTTGTCAAAGCAATTCAAGAACTGAAGTTTGAAGTGGAACATCTCAAAGCAAATAAATAATAACAAATACTCTTTAGTTGAATGGCTAAGAACGGTAAGTGTAAAGCAGGGTATTACTACTGTTATACAGATAAAAAATGTAAACCAATTCCTGCAGGATTTAAGGTTGTGGGTCGTGCGGGTATGCTCCGAAAGGAGAATGGTCATTCAGTAGATGATGAGTCTGAAACCGATACCAATAAAAATGGTAATGGAAACGGAAATGGTAATGGAAACGGAAATGGTAATGGAAACGGTGGAACTGTAAGTGAAGAGGGCCTTCGTGATTGGTTTGGTAAGTCCAAATCAAAAGATGGTAAGAAAGGTTGGGTAAATGTTGTAACAGGAGATTCCTGTGCAAGTGACAAACCTGGTGAAGGTATTCCTAAATGTGTATCTTCTGCTAAAAGGGCAAGTATGTCCAAGAAGGAAAGAGTTGCAGCACAGGCTGCTAAGAGAAGAGAAGACCCAGGTCAACAGAAAAAGTCTGGAGCTTCAAAACCAACAAATGTTAAAACTGACCGTAAGGTAAAAGAGGACATGGACATTAACGAAGCAAAGGACAAGAAGGGTAAGGGTTCTGGAACTAAAGATGCTTGTTATCATAAGGTCAAGTCACGCTACTCTGTTTGGCCATCTGCATATGCCTCTGGTGCATTGGTGAAGTGTCGTAAAGTTGGTGCGGCTAACTGGGGTAACTCAACTAAGAAAGAAGAGTACATGGCTCTTCCAGAATTTACCGACATCCAGATCAGTGCAATGAGAGCTGCTGGTATTGAAGTTGAGGTAATTGACGAGAAGTGCTGGAAGGGATATGAGAAGAAAGGTATGAAGACCATGTTTGGTAAGAGATATCCAAACTGTGTCAAGAAAGAAGAGACTGAACAAGTTAAAGAGGGTGATGGTGATCCTTGCTGGGATTCTCATAAGCAAGTGGGTATGAAAAAGAAGGGTAACCGTATGGTTCCTAATTGTGTTCCCAAGAATGAAGAAGTAACATGTATGGGAAATAAGAAAGGTGAAGAGTGCCCTATTCACGGAAAGAAAGAGTGTCCTACACTTGAAGAAGCAACAAGAATTCCTCCTAAAACTGGAAACATCTATTTGATTTCATTCTCGTGGAGAGGAAAGTATATGAATATGAAACTTTTCTTCCCTGAGGTAAGAAAGCCAACTAGAAATGAAATACAGGATGCACTTGATAAGTTCTATCCTGGTTGTAATCTTCTTAGATTTGATACTACAACATTCCAACCTCAAGATTCTGTTTTAAATGTTGGTGTGAGTGAAGAGGTTGATACAACTGATTGGAAAGATGATTATGTACCGATGGAGATTGAATCAACGGATTTAATTAAACCAGAACCACTTCAAGAGAAGTCAGCAGCATGGCAGAGAAAGGAGGGAAAGAATCCCTCTGGTGGTTTGAACGAGAAGGGTCGTAAGTCATACGAAAGAGAAAATCCAGGTTCTGATCTCAAGGCACCTCAACCTGAAGGTGGTCCAAGAAAAAGATCATTCTGTGCTCGTATGGGTGGAATGAAAGGACCCATGAAGGACGAGAAGGGAAGACCAACTCGTAAGGCTTTGGCGTTAAGAAAGTGGAAGTGTTGATCTAATTAAATTTTATGGCAAGTGATGTTTATTTGGGTAATCCCCTTCTGAAGAAGGCGAATACTCCAATTGAGTTTACAAAAGAACAAATTGAAGAGTATATTAAATGTAAAGATGATCCAGTTTACTTTGCACAAAATTACGTCCAGATTGTAACCCTGGACCATGGTCTACAACCATTCAAGACCTATGACTTTCAGGAAAAGTTAATTAACAACTTCCACGAGAACAGATTCAATATCTGTAAGATGCCACGACAGACTGGTAAGTCTACTACGTGTGTGTCTTATCTTTTACACTATGCAATTTTCAATGATAGTGTTAATATAGGTATCCTGGCAAACAAGGCAACGACTGCTAGAGAACTTCTTGCAAGACTTGCCACAGCATATGAAAACCTCCCGACATGGATGCAACAAGGAATCCTGGTCTGGAATAAAGGAAACATCGAATTAGAAAATGGCAGTAAGATATTGGCAGCTTCTACGTCTGCAAGTGCTGTCCGAGGCATGTCGTTTAACATTCTCTTCCTCGACGAATTTGCCTTCGTTCCAAACCATATTGCAGATGCGTTCTTTGCCTCTGTTTATCCTACTATTACTTCTGGTAAATCAACGAAGGTAATCATCGTCTCTACCCCACACGGTATGAATCACTTCTACCGTATGTGGCATGATGCGGAGAAGGGTGCAAATGAATATATACCGACAGACGTTCATTGGTCAGAGGTACCAGGTAGAGATGAGGTCTGGAAAGAACAGACCATCAAGAACACATCGGAACAACAGTTCAAGATTGAGTTTGAGTGTGAATTCCTTGGATCTGTTGATACTCTGATTGCACCTAGTAAATTAAAAGCACTTGTTTACGATAATCCTCTGACACAAAATGCTGGACTTGATGTCCACGAACAACCTAAGAAGGAAAATGATTATGTAATTACGGTTGACGTTGCTAGAGGTGTCGGAGAGGATTACTCTGCATTCATCGTTGCTGATATTACAACGTTCCCCCATAAGGTAGTAGCCAAGTATCGTAATAATACGATCAAACCAATGTTGTTCCCAAACATCATCTGGGAAGTTGCCAAGTCATATAACAATGCATTCATTCTATGTGAGGTCAATGATATCGGAGATCAGATTGCTTCAATTCTTCAGTATGACTTAGAGTATCAGAATCTACTCATGTGTGCAATGAGAGGTAGAGCAGGTCAAGTTGTTGGACAAGGGTTCTCTGGAACTAAAACACAACTTGGTGTCAAGATGTCCAAGACTGTCAAAAAGGTGGGATCACTCAACCTGAAGACAATGATTGAAGAAAATAAATTGTTGTTGAATGACTACGAGATTATATCAGAATTAACTACATTCATTTCGAAAGGTAATTCATTCGAAGCAGAAGAAGGATGTAATGATGACTTGGCAATGTGTCTTGTCATTTATGCATGGTTAGTTGCACAGGATTACTTCAAAGAACTGACTGACCAGGATGTTCGTAAGAGATTATACGAGGAACAGAAGAATCAAATCGAACAGGACATGGCTCCATTTGGATTCTTGAATGACGGTCTGAGTGAAGGTAGTTTTGTTGATAGTGAAGGTGACAGATGGACGACCTCACCTACGATGGATGAATATGGAAATACTGCAGGTGGTTGGACGCTCTGGGATTACTAATGGATCTAGATGAACAACTTGAATTAAACCATCTTTTTCTGACCGATAGAAAGTGTAAGAGTTGTGGGGAGGTCAAGAATTTAGTTGATGGGTTCTATAGAACACGAAAGGATAGAGGAGCGGTTCCGTCTTCATATTCTTATATCTGTAAAGAGTGTTTTATTGAAGGTGTCAAAGTAAGAAAGAAGGATAAGTGTCCAAAGTCTCGGTGGGAATATCCCGATTGGTAAGTTTACGTCATGTTTACCCTCTCAAAACAGTCAAATTTCTAAATATTATTAGTTAAACTGAGACCCTAGGAGAGATAAAAAATGCCTACTCCTCAATTATCTCCAGGAGTATTAATCAGGGAGGTTGACCTTACAGTTGGAAGAGCTGAAAATGTTCTTGACAACATTGGTGCAATTGCTGGTCCATTCTCAATCGGACCTGTAAATGAAGCAATCACTATCGAGACTCAACAACAGTTCCTGGATACTTTTGGACAACCAATCGGCACTGATAGACAGTACGAGTACTGGATGACAGGTAGTTCATTCCTCTCTTACGGCGGAATCCTCAAAGTTGTCAGAGTTGCTGGTGGTAGCCTGAATAACGCTAATGCTGCTGTTGGCACTGCAAGTACAACCATACTGATTGAGAACAAGGATGATTACGAACTTAATCATCTGACAGACACTTCTTACTATTACTCAACCAGAAACCCTGGTAGATGGGGTAACGGTCTGAAGGTTTGCACCATTGATAACAAAGCTGATCAACAGATTAGTATTGCATCGACCAACCCTGGTTCATTAAACCTTGTAGTTGGTGCTGGTGTTTCTGTTGCAAGATCGAACATCAACCTTCCTGGTAATGGTGCGGTCAATACTTTCACTGGTCACCTTAAAGGTATCATCACTGGTGTTAACACCGATGCTCAGAACTCAAATAGTTCAATTGAAGTAAGAGTTCTCGAAAGAGTATTCCCAAGAATTGATGATTACCAGACAACTGGTATTACAACCTCTTCTGCAGGTATTAGCACTGGTGTCACAGTCTCTATCAACAGTGATGCAGGCTTGTCAACTGCCTTTGTTAACGCAGGTACTCAGTTCATACAACTTGTCAATAATAATGATCTCAAAAGGGTCACAGGTTTTGGCACAACGTCAGTAACAGTTGCGGACCAAGTTAGTGGTGGTGAAGGTGTTGGTTCTGCAGTTACATTCTTAAATCGAGTTTCAACTGCTGGCACAGTCACTCCTGTTACTTATCAGCAATCCTTTGACGGTGCTTCCTTCAAAACCGCAGATACTTTAACAATTACTCCTTCAACTGGAGTCGCACATTCTACTACAGTTACTGCAGGTACTGTAAGAGACTGGTATGGTCTTCAGACACTGGGACTGTCCAATTCAACATTGTTCTGGAAGAACATTGCTCCTAGACCAGTTGATACTCAGTACGCTGTTCAAAGAAAAGGTAGCAATGACGCACTTCACATTGTCGTTGTAGACGACACGGGTGATGTAACTGGTGTTCAGGGTAACATTCTTGAGAAGTTCCTCTCACTGTCTAAAGCTTCTGATGCTGAGGCAGATGCAGATGCACCTACCAAGACATTCTATAAAGATTACCTGGCACTGAATTCACAATACATCTTCGCTGGTTACAACCCATCAATCAAAGAAGATACTTATTACAACACACTCCCTGTTGCTTCTGGTTTCTCTACCAGCTTCACACCATATACAAATGCTCAGGGTCTGTGGGGTCAAACCGCAGCAAACAATCACTTCGCTGCTCTTGGTTCTGTTTCTTACTCACTTGGTGGTGGTGTTGACTACCAGGCAAATGGTGGAATGGAAGCCTCACTTGGTGATCTGATCACAGGTTATGGATACTTCTCTAATAGAGATGAAATCGAAGTCGATTATCTGATCATGGGTCCTGGTTTGGGTGTCGAAAGTCAGTCACAAGCTAAGGCTAATTACCTGATCTCAGTCGCTGAAGATAGAAAGGATTGTGTCGCAACAATTTCTCCACACAGAGCAAACGTTGTAAACGTCACAAATTCAAATACTCAGTTAGAAAACGTCCTGCAGTACTACGCTCCAATCGCATCTTCGTCCTACGCGATCTTGGATTCGGGTTACAAGTACACCTTCGACAGATTCAACAATCAATTCCGTTATATTCCAACTAACGGTGACGTTGCTGGTCTTTGTGTCAGAACTTCAATCGAGGCATATCCTTGGTTCTCACCTGCTGGTCTCCAGAGAGGTATTCTGAACAACGCGATCAAACTGGCATTCAACCCAACTAAGAACCAAAGAGATCAACTCTACGGTGATAGAATCAACTCAATTATTACTCAGAGAGGTGCAGGCACTTTACTCTTCGGTGATAAGACAGCACTGGGTTATGCTTCAGCGTTTGACAGAATCAACGTCAGGAGACTGTTCCTCACAGTTGAACAGTCACTTGAAGGAGCTGCTAACACTCAACTCTTCGAACTAAATGATGCAAACACGAGAGCTAATTTCGTGAACATCGTCGAACCTTACCTCCGTGACGTTCAAGCGAAGAGAGGTCT